TCACAGCATATCTTGCAGTCTTTCCAGTAATTGTTGTTGGACTTTTTAAGTTTGGTGCAGCCATGTTTTTATCTCCCTGTTATATTTAGAATATCATTCCCATGATTACTGGATCTGGTCCTGAACCTCCACCTCCAGAAGCAGAAATTGTAGTTCCACTAATACTTAAATTAGTACCTACAGTAAGATAAGTCAACTTGCCTTCAGTATCATCCCAAAATACTATTTTATCTGCACCAGCATCATCAGCACTAATTGCTCCAGAAGATACGGATAGAATATCAGCAGCATTAGATGTAATACTAACAGTATCTCCTCCTCCTCCTCCAGAGATAGTAACAGTACTAATTCCAGTAATTTTTCCATCAGAATTAACTACAATAACTGGAGTTGCACTAGAATCACCATAAGTTGCAGCAGAAGCACCAGTTAATCCAGTTAATGCTGAACCAGACCCACTGAAAGAAGTGGCAGTTACAACACCGGAGACATTAATACCACCAGTACCGGTTATAAACTTACTATTAAAATCTAAGTTACCACCTAATTGTGGAGTAGTGTCTTCTACTACATTCTTAAGGAATGTGCTTGCTAACTTAGCATCGGCAATAGAACCGGCAAGTTGAGCATTAGTTATAGTTCCAACTAAACTAGAAGTGGGATAAGCGGTAGCATCAGATAGATTAAATGCTGGAGTAGCATCGGAAGCACCTAAGTCAACAGATACTCCACCAAAGGAAACACTATCATTTACTAACTTAGCATTTGCAATAGAACCGGCAAGTTGAGCATTCGTTATGGTTCCTGTGAGATCTGTTGTCGGTAAATTTCCACTAAAAGTGGTAGTACTTAAAATACCTGTTGATGGATTATACATTAATCCAGTATCTGTTTCTGGTCCCTGAACTCCGGTTGCTCCGTCTACAAATACTGGATATACTATTTCATTAGTAGAATTATTTGCCTGAACTGTAATATTATCAGCATTCGTTACATTAGTAGAAGCAAAATAATGACCCAATAATGATCCCTCAACAACCTCTATTTGATACCATAGATCAACATCTAGATTAGTGTTGGAAACAAAATACCTAAGTTTAAAATAATCTCCTTCTACAACAGATATAATAGCAGTTTGGCCAAAAGTTCCTGGATTGCTATATCCAGAGGTTCCATCTATGTCGATATTTAATCCACCATCAATAACAGCAAATTCAGATCCATTTTTATAAATCTGCCATTGGTTATTAGTATTTCCATTAGCAACTACTCTTATATTTGTAGATATTTTAACCTTTGATACTCCAGCAGGAATTGTAAATGTCCCATTCGTAGTATTAGCAAAAGAATTTGTATCTATGGATGTTCCATCAAAATTAGTAACCGCTGTCCAACTACCACTAGCAGTAACAGAATAATTATCATTATACATTCTGGCACCCACAAATCTGATTGAAGATCCCACAGAAACTGATGCTATATCATTACTTACAGATACTGAACCTGCAGTAAAGTTGATAGTCGATGCAGTTCCTATCAAGGATCCGGCAGATTGAATTCCAATTGAACCACCACCGGAACCACCACCGGAAATAGAAACAGTACTAATTCCAGTAATTTTTCCATCAGAATTAACTACAATAACTGGAGTTGCACTAGAATCACCATAAGTTGCAGCAGAAGCACCAGTCAATCCCGTTAGATTTGTACCAGAACCAGAGAATGATGTTGCAGTTACAACACCGGAGACATTAATGCCACCTGTTCCAGTTATAAACTTACTATTAAAATCTAAGTTCCCACCTAACTGTGGAGTAGTATCACCTACAATTTCGGTAGTAATACCCGTTAAAGAAGTGAATGGATAATCAGTAGCATCACTTAAGTCAAATGCCGGTGTCGCATCAGTGTCACCTAAGTTAAGTGTTACACCACCAATGGCAATACTAGAGTTTGTTAGTGCTCCATTAGGAATTGAAGTTAATGATGCACCAGAACCACTGAAAGTAGTAGAAGTTATAACACCAGAAACATTAATACCACCTGTTCCGGTTATGAACTTACTATTAAGATCTAAGTTTCCACCTAACTGTGGAGTAGTATCACCTACAATTTCTGTAGTAATTCCTGTCAAAGATGTATAAGGATAAGCAGTAGCATCGGAAAGATCAAATGCTGGAGTAGCATCAGTTGCTCCTAGTGTTAAAGTCACACCACCAACACTCATGGTTGAGTTTGCTAACTTAGCATTCGCAATGGAACCTGCTAATTGTGCATTAGTTATGGTTCCAACTAAACTAGAAGTGGGATAAGCAGTAGCATCACTTAAGTTAAATGCCGGTGTAGCATCAGTATCACCTAAATTGAGAGTTACACCACCAATAGTAATACTAGAGTTTGTTAGTGCTCCATTAGGAATTGATGTTAAGTTGGCACCAGAACCACTAAAAGTGGTTGCAGTTACAACACCCGATGAATTGATGTGCCTAACAGACGTAATATCATCAAAATCTGTTTCGATGTTACCAACGGCAAACTTAGTGCCTGCCGACATTGATGTTGTTCCGACACCAAATGCATAGTTTGTCAACCAAGCATCAGTAGCAAGTCCAGTAAAAGCACCAGACTCAAACCAAAAGATCTTTTTATATGTGACAGGAATTGTTCCACCGCCACCAACAAAACTTACTAAGGGACTTCCTTCTGTTGATGCAATCGCAATGCCACCATGACTTGCTGTAGTATCATTCGAAATATCATTATTATTAATATCAGTTCTAAATCCAACAATAATATCCGGGTCACTAATCTTTAAAGTTTCAGTAAATAATGTAGCAGAAGTACCACCAATTGTTATGTTCCCAGTAACATTTAAATTACGATTAACTTGTAAGTCAGTTGCAACAGTAACTGTTGTTCCAGGAAGTGTTGGGTTATTTGGAATTGAAATAACAGGTGTTGAACCTTCTCCCGTTCCACTACTTACTGTTATTTGATTTGAAGTTCCACTAATAGAAGAAACATAATCACCAGTAGTGTCACCACCAAGAGCAACACTATTAGGTTGGATTGTTGCCGCTAAAGATACATTACCAGTACCATCAAAACTAATCTGAGAAGCAACAACATCTCCGGTTAATTCAAATGTTCTTGCGGTTGCTAATGATGTTGCCGTATCCGCATTACCGGTTATATCTCCTGTTATATTACCATCAAAACTTGTTGCAGTTATTACACCGGAGACATTAATACCACCTGTTCCCGTTATAAACTTACTATTAATATCTAAGTTCCCACCAAGTTGTGGTGTCGTATCACCTAATATTTCGGTAGTAATTCCAGTAAGACTAGTATATGGATATGCAGTAGCATCGGATAAGTCAAATGCCGGTGTTGCATCAGTACCACCAAGACTTAGTTCTACTCCACCATAAGATACTGATGAGTTTGTTAATGCTGCATTGGGAATATCAGTCAGTGAAGCACCAGAACCACTAAATTCAGTAGCAGTTATAACACCAGTAACATTGACTCCACCAGTTCCGGTTATAAACTTACTATTAAGATCTAAATTCCCACCAAGTTGTGGTGTCGTATCACCTAATATTTCAGTAGTAATTCCAGTAAGACTAGTATATGGATATGCAGTAGCATCAGAAAGATCAAATGCCGGTGTTGCATCAGTACCACCAAGAGATACAGTTACTCCACCATAATTAACACTATTGTTTGTTAGTGCTCCACTAGGAATATTAGTAAGTGATGCACCAGAACCAACAAAAGTGTTTGCAGTTATAATACCTGAAAAAGATGCTCCTATACCATTGATGATATTTCTACCGTCATCAATGACTGTTATGCCCTGAACCTTAATAGCCATCTACCGTCCTCGTATACACTGGGTAGTTTTAGTATAGGTATTTAGTTAATTATTCGAATTTGGAAATTTTTTCACTTAAAGCATCAATTTGCTTTTGCTGTTCTTTGACAGTTTCAATCAAAAGTCCTATAAGTCCATTATAATTAACCGTTTTTGTATTCTGACCAGTAACAAGTTCGGGGAGAACTTTTTCTACTTCTTGAGCAATAACACCCGCAGATGCTTTGTTACTATCTTTCCATTCAAAGTTCACACCACGAATACTAAGAACTTTCGATAATGGGTTTTCAATTGTTTTTATATTATCCTTTAAATTTTGATCAGATGTTGTATTAAAATCTGTTGCCTTAACAGATCCAATGACATCAAGAGATTCCGTTGGTGTTGCGGAATTTATACCAACACGATTATTTGAGTCGTCATAAAAAAGTTGTGTCGCACCACCAAAAGCACCTCCATTGTTATATTGTATCTGTCCATCAGAACCACCAGGACTTCCACCACCTCCTCCGGAGATAGTGACTTCACTAATACCAGTTATTCTGCCATTAGCATCTACTACAATTTGAGCTACATTAGATGCATCCCCATAAGTTGCAGCAGATGCACCAGTCAATCCTGTAAGTCCAATTCCAGAACCACTGAAAGAAGTGGCAGTTACTACACCAGTAACATTGATACCATCAGAGTTAATAGTTACTCCAGATCCTATTACTATAGAAGTAAATGTTGGTGTATCTGATAATGTAATGGTGGCACCAATACCAGATCCGGATGCCGTTAAATTATCACTAACAAAATTAATATCTCGAATACTATTTGAAGTGCCAATAACAGACCCTTCTTCTTTAATGGTTATTCCACTTATACCTCCTCCTCCACCTCCTCCTCCGGAAGCATCAGCACCAATCCACTTGCCAGTTGAAGACTGATATTTTAAGAACTTGCCATCAACCTTTGCGGTATTTTTATCGACATCATCTAAGAACTCAAGACGAACTTCACCTCCACCACCAAGTGAAGATAACTGCTGTTGAATACGAGAAAGAAATACTTTATAATGTCTATCTAAATCTTCTAAAGTTGCAAACTTTTTATCAGGTTCTTTAATATTTTCTGATTGATTATTTCCTATTTCAGTGAGAACTTTTAATGATCCATCAACAAAAGTTTTTTCTTTTATTTCTTCTGTTTTTTCTAGTTTTTCTTCATTTTCTTCAATAACCTCAAGAACTTCATCCAGAGACTTTTCTATAACTTCATTAATCACTTCTTCTTCTTCTTTTTCAGAATCAGAATATAACCATTTTTCGAAAGCTTTAACCGTTTTTTCTTCTTTTATTTTTTTCTTTTTAGTTTCTTTTTTTAGATTTGATACTTCTTCAAAAACAGAATCTAAATTAATATTACCTATAGAAGGTTCTTTCTTTTTAGATTTTTTTTCTTTTTCTTTCTTTTTCAATCCAGCAAATTCATTGAAGAGAGCATCTAATCCCAGATCTCCCACCATAGAATCAAATTCTTCCTTCTTTTTCTTCTTATCTTCTGATATTAATTTGAAAAAATTATTTAGATCTTCGGACATATTCTTTTTATATAATATTTTTTAATTAACAATTCCAAGCTCTTAATGATTTGGACAATCTATCATCACCAGTGTTATTAGAAGGTTTTTGTCTCTTTCGCATTCCCTTCATTCTTGCACAAAAACTTTTCCTACGAGGATTACCAACTTTTTTACTAGGTGCTTTTAGATCAGAACCGGGATTTTCTGCTTCATAAGACTTACGACCCTTTTCATTTAGTCCACCAGACTTACTCTTACCTGATTTTTTAGTCCAGGCAGCACCCTCTTCAAGTTCACTCTTCCAATCAGACTGTTCAAATCTTACCTTTGGTTTTAATTTTTTCTTACCATCAGGAGAAGGAACAAACTCTCCAGTCTCTGAAGACTTCATATCATCAGTATCTACATCACCATCCACATCGGCATCAATTCTTCTTACTGCTTTTGCCGTAAGTTTCTTCAAGTTGCCACCACCGACTTTAGATTCTTCTTTTTCTTCCTTCATTTTTTCACGTTTTGCTTTTGCCTTAGCAAGTAATCTTTGTTTTGCTGCTTCCCTCTCATCTTTAGGAATAGGAGTTACTGCACCAATTTTTTGGTCGATATCACCAACATCATACCCTTCCTTCTTTACACAATTATTTACAACTTTACCAAACATCTTTTTGGTTCCTTTCTTCTCATAACCTTTCCAACACTTTTGTCCCTCATCAATCTGCTCTTGTCCACCTTTAATGGGTTCTGGTTTGATAATATCAACGAACTCATATTCCATTGCCTGAAAATCATTTCTCCAATCAGAATACTCTACAGACTCTGACTTATTTCCCCAGTTAGCAGCACCAACCTTACGACACTTTACAAGTGCTCCGGATGCATATGCAGAAGGCCAAACACTGTATCTACTCTTGACCTTCTTATAACAGGCATCTTTTTCTCCTGCCTTTTCTATTACAGTTTCTTCTGTCTTCACGTTGATTGCCTTCCCTTTTCTATCTGGATTTGGATCTTGACGTTGCTTTCTATTAAATGCTGCTCTCTCTTCATCTTTATCTAGATTTCTTTTCATTTTTGAAGAACCACACTTTGGTTTTGTAGTTTGTCCTGGTTGTTTGGCACAGGGTTTTCCGGCATATTTACCACCCAATTGAACCCAACCAGGCTTGCCATCACTAGACCTACTCTTGCCAAACCAGTCACGCAAAGAACTATCACCACTTTTCGATTCACTTACTCCTCCACCATTTCCATTTCCACCATTACCATTACCGTTTCCATTTCCACCATTTCCATTACCGTTCCCATTATTATCACCATCTTCTCCAGATTCTTCTCCGTTTTCTTTGCGAAGATAACCACTAGATGCCACACGATATCCCATCGGAATTCGTTTACATTTTTTGTCTGTATAACAATAATAGTATCCTTGCTTACACTTTTTCATCAATGAAAAGTAGTTTATTCTTTATTATTTAGAAAACCTTGCTTGAGCATTTTTTGAAGTTCTGATGTCGATCCAACAAACACTGCATTATTAGTAACATTATTTGTAGTTTTCTTAGTTTCATCTTCTACATCCTTAAGTTTCTTCTGTAAGTCAATCAACTTATCAGTAGTATCTGCAACACTCTTAATCAACTGTCCTGCGACCTCGTATGCCCTTGGACTACCTCCTTCCCCTGCTACCTCCATAATACCATTAATTGCCTCCTGACCCTTCTCTATGAGGGAATAGAGGTTCGCACGACTATAGATATAATCTTTCTCTATATCATCATCCTTAGATTTTATAATCTCCGATTTTTTGATTGGTTTTGACTCAACAATATCACTATCAATATTCAGAGCCTCATCGATTGAATCATAATTATTATTCATAATTAAATATCTTCCTGTCTAGTAGGACTATAATCTTTGGAGTCTCCTAAAAATTCCCAACTCTCTGTAAATCCAAAATCATCACCAGGTTCTGCAGTAATGGGATCGGGAACAGCAGTATATCTCATTTCACGTTTTGCGGTCTTTGTATTAGTATCGGCATAAACATCTGCCTGAACTTTAGTAATAAGACCTTCGGAAGTTTCAGCAATAGAACCGAACAGATAAGTTTTGGCAGTAAATCTTAAAGTGTAAATTAATGCTCTTCTCGTTTGGAATGATCCTTCATAATCATCTTGAAAATCAATACTATCAAGAACAATTGGAATATCTCTTTTTTCTCCAATAGAACTGACTAAATCTACAGTTAAATTAAAAGATGGTTGGAAAAAAGGAAGTATCTGCTCAACAATTTGAAGAGCATCATCATTTAACTTGGTAAAAATATTAAGTTCGAATCCAATATTATATGGAACCGGCATGTATACTTTTTTTGTTTTATTATCAGTAGCATCTTTTGCCTTAAATGTTTGAGTAACTCCAGTTTTTCTGGTAGAATCATACTGAATATTTGTCATTTCAAATGACATTCTAGGAAGAGTGATTGCAACAGATTTTGTTAACTGTTCTTGCTGTTCAATTTTTGCAAGAAATTTTTGCATTGGCCCATAAGAAAGACCAACTTTTGTCTCATCTAAAATACTACCATCACTTTTTGTATGACGAATTGAAATATCATTGAACAAAGTTCCAAAACTAATAATAGTTTTTCTTATGATTTCGTGATAAAAGTAAGTTCCTAACATTAATAATTACCAAATGGATTTGACTCTGAGAAATCTAAAATATCATCTGCCTCTAATTCAAATTCTTCATTTGAATCATATGGATTGTCATAACTTTCATTATCATAGTTTTGAACCACATATCTGGCTCCTGAAATTGATCCCACTACAACTTCATCAGAACCAAATTCACCAGTATTTAGTGAAACTCTTAATAGTTTCTTGTCAGGAACACCTGAAGACCTAGATTCAATCGTTACAAAATCTCTAACTACTGCAGTTGTTCCAGAAATTTCTCCTGTTACAGTTTCATTATAAACATAAGTTCCTACACCAATTGCAGATAATCCTGTTATAGAAATAGTAGGTGCCTCAGTATATCCAATACCTGGTTTCAGAATTCTGATTGAATCAATTTCAGTATTCGAATTTATTCTTGCAACTGCAGTTGCAGTTACTCCAGTTCCAGGTCCACTAATTGTAACTATAGGTGATGTTGTATATCCACGGCCAGATCCAGTAATTACAATTTCAGAAACACTGAATTGTGTTGTCCCAACAGAACATGTGGCAGCTGCACCCGATCCACCACCTCCACTTATCGTAATTGTTGGGGGTGTTACATATCCAGAACCAGAATTAGTTATTTCAAGTCTTTGAATAGATTGAACATTGCCAATATTAGTCGTAATAGCAACTGCTTCAGCAGTCTTACCACCACCTTGAAAATTAGGTGGATTTGAAAATGTCACAGTCGGTGTAGAACTATATCCACTACCATCATTATTCAAGAATATTTCACTAATAGCACCAGAAGAAATTGACGCCGTTGCAAAAGCAGTAACTGCCGATCCAACAAGATTTAAGGATGTAATATATCCTTCATCTTCAACAGTACTATCAACTTCTTCGATACTTGTATCAATAAGTTCATTTTCATATTCATAAAGTTCGCAACTTAATTCATAAACATAATTTGTTCCTAATTGATAAAAAGGTTTTTCAGATTCGACTCTTTTAATTTCAAAAAGTCTTTCTCCAAGAGGAAAGTAAATTAAATCTCCTTCCTTGGGTCTTTCAATTAATCCTACAAAATCATATTCATCACGTTCAAGATTAGTTGCTGAAGATATTCCTTCTAAAAATGGTACAATAAATTCTTCATATCGTTCTCTCGATATAGTTAAATTTATTTCATTTTTCAGTCTAAGACCAAATTTAGTCATGATATCACTATCAGGAGCATATCCATCATAATTATTCAAATATGCTTCTATTAAAAAACTATCATCAAATTTTGATGATTGTATTTCTTTAATAATATTATCAGTTTTAAAAACCTTTCTAGGTAAATAATAAACTTCTATACCATATATTTTTAATTGCTCATTAATTAAATCCTGAACAAGAAATTGTTCATTTGGGGATCCTTGAAGAAAAAATGGATTTAATGTCATAATAATTATCCAATAAAATCTAGAGGTGGCAGTTCATATTCGGAGGACATTCTCTGTTTAATATCTTCTAAATCTCTTTGTCCATCTTCTAATATTGCACGACCATTTAATTCAATTCCACCAGGAAGTTTTACACCTTGAAACTTGATTAAATTTTGTCCCCACTGTTTTTTTATTAATGCAGTAAGATATTTTTTAACAAAACTATCATTATAAACTTGCGAAAAACTTTCGGGATCAAGTGCTCTATAACATTCAAGAACAAGATAAGTATCTTTAGTTTGTGCTTTCCAATCAATATCTAAATATAATCTATCCTGTCTCTTATTAAATCTTACTTGTTTTTCTGTCGTCAGTAAAAAATCAATATCTTCCAGATAAGATTTGGTCATTGCATATGTTAATAAATCAACTGAATTGAAATAATAAAGATCATTTAAAAATAATTGATATTTAATACTAAACATTCCTCCGGAGATTGTGCTAGTATCAAACTTAAATATTTTTTCGACACCTATAACAGAATCTGGAACTTGAATATAGTTTGAAGTTTCATAAAAATTAAAAGTGGTTGTCCCAAAACCAACAACATTCGCAGTTCCAGTTGTTGTTACAATACCTACTCCAGTTGTTCCTGTAGCTCTTCCTCTATTGATATCATCCTCAGTAACTTTATACTTGAGATACATTTTCTCAACACCATCATAATGTCTCTCATTAAAATATTGAAGAGTATCATCAACCAAGTCATCTACTTGCTCATCAGCAACATTTATCTCAAGAACTGGTGCTCCAAGTTGTCTTAAACAATAATCGACAAGTTCTTTTCTAGTAGTAGGTTTTGCCATTAGTATGTACCTCCATCAATAAGTCCAGCAGTTAGTGTTCCAGAAACAAATAAATTATCAGAATATGTTGCAACACCAACAAAAGTAGATACTCCTGCTACATGTAAATTACCATTAAGATCTAATAAATTTCCTATAGTTGCAATACCAGAGATATTTAAATTTCTACCAATAAAATTACCAGTTACTGACCCAACAATATCACCAATAACATTTAAACTTCCATCAACATATAAATCACTCTTAAAAGTAGATACTCCAACAAAAGTAGATATTCCAGAAACATTTACTTTAGTAAGGTTAGTATTTCCACTTACATTCAGTAAGGTTCCTACAGTTGCAATACCAGAGATATTCCAATTTCTTGCACTAGCTTCATCATAAACAAGATCACCAGTTACATTAAGATCACCCGCAACATACAAATCTCCACCAGTTGTGGTAATACCTCCAGAAGAAGCAAGAGTCGTAACTCCAACAGATTTGAACGTCGATTGTGCGGTAACTCCATTAAGAATATCAACAGCAGCATTTATATCTACGTTAGAAGAGAAAGTTGCAATACCTGCAACCGAAATACCTTCACCAATATAAACTTGTTTTGCTATTCCAATTCCACCATTAACAACTAATGCACCATTTGTAGGTGCAGTGGAATTTGTAGTATTTGAAAATGTTGCAATGCCAGTAATATTTAAGGATGACGAATCAATCGTATCCGTCATATAGAATTTTTCTGTAGAAAGATCCCATACAAGGATCATCCCATCTCTAGTTACTAGAGTGCTATCTACATCAGTTAAACTAATTAAAGATGTTGGTGGTGCTGAAGCATTGGATAAAACACGAATTACATTCTGAGATCCAATTCTGTCGTTAATACTAGGCATTACCTGGTTACTCCCCCTCGTACTAGTGCTGCACCCTCGACAGCTTTATATTCTTTACCATAATTTGTAATTTTCACATCAAATACATATCTTCCAGGTTTTAGATCAACAGATAAAGTTGAACCTAATGATACTTGAATAATTCCCAAATTTGGGTCAGTAATTGATGATGCAAAAGATACTGCTGTAGTGGATCCATAATGCTTTCTCAACTTTGCTTCAAGAGAAGCATTAGATAGTATTAATGGGGTTCCGGATCTAGTATCCTCTAATTGAAAAGACGTATCAAAATCATATCCCTGCTCAATCACAATATTTGATACATAAACAGACATTATTTTATGGTGCTAACATACCTTTAGATATTTATATGAATTTGATTGGCTAGTTATTTTCAATTAATTGTTTAAGAAGTGTTTTAATCTCCTCAATATCCTTTTTCATATCATTCAATTCTTTTTTACGCAATTCTTTTTGTGTAAGAGAATTTACATATTGGTTATAATTGGTAGTATCACAATTTATAATACTACCAGTATTTTCATCTCTATACAGATTTGAATGTCCCTTTACTTTTATCATCTCAGTGCAATTACTCTAAGGTCTGCTAAACGAGGTGCTTGTGCCTGATTTGAACTATTCATTACAATCTTAATGCCGTATCCAGTGAATAAATCTAAATTTTCAACTGTAAATTCATATTCCAAAAATTCTCCATCAAGACTTGCTTTAACTTTTGTGTCTGGTAACCCACTATTTTTAGATGGATCAACAACTAAGAATCCTTCAGTAGTTTCTTTCAAATTATCATATCCTGGAAAAAGTTCGTAAGATTGACTAATTTCACTAGAATCTGCTTTTATTGTAGTATAAAGAACTCTAAAATCAGAATCTCCCGGTCTTTCTGCAGCAATAATAACTTTTAGTCCAGAAGCTGGATTTTTGAGAGTATTTATATTTGAATAATATACAGAAGCATGTGGATCGAATAATATTGAATTGACACGATTATCACTAGAATAATCACTAATTGGTTTGTTTAAACGAGATATATTAAATTCTGTTCTTGCTTGATTAAGATCAAGTATTGGAGATAATGCATTATTAGGATCATTAGAGTTAAATACGATTGCAGTAGTAAATGATTTCTTTCTTGGCAAAGAAGTCAAATATTCATTTTGATTTACCTCTGATGCAACCATTCTCACCGAATTTAAAGAATTTAATGCATTTAGTTGAATTTGTTGATACCCATTATCATTAAAAGAAACTTCATTCCCACTAACACTTGTTGCAGTTACAGTTCTGACTTGTCCAGTTACAGAAGTTGTTGAACCTGGTGTCAAAATATTATATATTGGATTTATTGCATCATACATTATGTTTTGGGAAGCAGTAACATTGTCTCCACCAATCAATTTTTCATCATTAAATGATAATTGAGGAGTTCCTGCTGTAGATCCATCATTTAATCTCGAACTTCCTTTAACAGATGATCTATCAATTCTTACATGATAACTATCAATATCTATTGGAGAAGTAATAGAGGTTGTTATCCCATTAACTCTTCTTAATGAAACTCCACCAAATTCATATTTTTCTACGTCAGCATCTAGAAAGTGATTGACTGCAATAGTATTATCAATTCCTCTACCATTACTACTAATATTTAATGTTCCGGATCCTAAACCTTCATATTTAATAATTTCATTTCCAATTTTTACATATCCTGGATATGATCCCGAAACACTCTTCCCTTCAAAAACTACAAAGTTTGCTGTAGAAGCAACACTGATTGTTGTCACATCACCAACATTTAGTTGAGATCTTAATACAGTTGTTGGAACATCGGATTTAATGTTATCTATTACCAATTTGTTGGTAGTAGAATACATTCCATGATTAAAATGATCTACCTTAAAATAATCTCCAGAATATACTCCACCATCTGCAGAAGAACTTATAATATTTGTTCCCGCAGCAGATACAATTGTAGATGCATCACTATAATAACTAACTGCAGCACCAACTGCAAATTCCTTTCCACTTCCATTTCCACCAAATTCACCTTGAACATTTGAAAGATATAAAGTATTTAATCCTGTGATTCCAGTAATTGTAACTGTAGCATCTCTACCAGTTTGTTTAGATGTTGTTGAAGTTTGAATTCCTACAAGATTTCCTACTTGATACCCACTTCCAAAATCGAGAGTAGAATGTCCAACACCAGTAATTACTCCATTAGAGTTAGTAGTAATAAGAAGTTTAAGATTTTCACCTTTTCCAGATATATTATAAGTACTTACAATTTGATTAGTAACACTTGCCGGATAATTTGCACCTGCATCTGTGAGACTAACACTACTAACAGAACTTCCTTGTCCAACAACAATAGCAGATCCTCCATTATTGGATCCTGCAAGTTTTCTACCCACAGTTACAATACCAATAAAACTAGAATTTTCTGTTGTAACAATACCAATTTTTCCTGTTTTAGGAAGAATAGTAATTGGACTACTATTCAATCTTCGAATATATCCATTACTTTCATCTAATGGTGGATTGTAAAAATATACGGATCCTGTTGTTTCAGTAAATTCTGCTTTGTATAATTTAAATTTAAGATCTTGATTTTGATCTGTTGTCCAAACAGAACCGTTTTGAGATTTAAATAATGCACCAAGAGCAAACTGTTGAGTATAAATTACCTGATCAACATCTGGAAGAGATTGTGTATTAACAGTTTTTTCTCCCATAACTGCAGTCCATACTTCATATTCATCACTTTGAGCAGAAAGTAGAACAATCGCGTATTCTCTTCCTGGTGCCAAGAAAATAGGTTCGGGGAACTTAACATTAGTTGCAATTTCTCCAGTATCTGATGTTTGAATAAGTTGAGTCTCAACACCATTTTCATCAACAGATCTAGGTCTAAGAGTTACTGATGAATTACCAATAACTTCTAATGTAGGAGTTCCTAGTAATGTAGATCTAACTTGAACTGTAACGGGGGCAGTGCCACTATCAATAGATGCAAAGTATATGTCTACAGAGGTTAAAAATACTCCATTCACATCATCTTCGGTATCAATATCAGATTTAACTTGAATATTTCCACCAACAGTAAATGTTTGAGCAAGAGGATCAACATACCCTACTTCAACAGTTCCTCCAATAGTTGCATTTATAGTATTATTAATTGTGGTAGTTGTGGTATTTGTTGTTACCGTAGCTTGGAAGTTGATTAAGGTTGCAACTGCAGTATAATTTGTTTCAGCAAAAGAAACGGAATTACTTCCAGGCAATCCAGGAGTATTTGTAGAACTTGATGTAAGTCTATAAGTTTTTGTTCCTGTGGATATTCTTGTTGAAGGTCTTGGTGATGCATTTGGATCTCTTAAGAAGAAAGATCCAATAAGATCTCCATAATTATCTGATATCAATCTAATATCCTTTACAAATGCAATTGTTTGACTAGTTTGCCCTACCAACTGCATTCCACTTTCAATATATCCGAAAAAGTCTCCTTGAGAATTTTGCGCAAGTGATGCTGTATCTACATTAAGAATTTTTGATGCTGAATTGTAATTACTAGGTATATTAGGATTTTCAGAATCATATGGATTCTGATTATAAAATGATGTTGGTGAATTAAAAGGTCCTAATTTATGATTTGGAGTACAAACTCTAAATCTTATTCTCTCTTGACCATTAACGGTTCCAATTACAGTTTCTCCAATTCTAAATGCACCAGAAGCACCATTTCCAGTAAGTCCTCTATTGTTAGAAATTTCAATTAATTTAGGAATTAAATCAACAGCACTATTACCATCCAGGAATTGATAAAATCTTGTGTTTGGTTTGAGATTAGAAGCATTGAACTCAACATTTCTAGATCTCATAAATTCTTCATCAGGTGTACCAACCACCTCATTACGAATAAATGTATCTACAGTATCAAAACTATCACTTGCAGTACTACTCCTTCTCTCAGTGCCACTGAGTCCTTGAGCAAAAGCCTGTAATGCTCCACCAGTATTTCCTCCACCTCTAAATCTTGGAGCTAACGGAAGATCGAAAGATCTATTTTGAGTAAGATCTAAATTATTGACAAGATTGACTTCTTGCGTAAATCTATTGTTTATATTTACATCCTGTAATTGGACTGTTCTAGTCCAACTATCAACCTCTGGTTGTAATTGAACTGTCCCATTATAAACAACAATATTGAAAGGGTTTACATTTTCTACTTTAGTTGCAAATGGTTGCTCTAACCAATCAACTTCATTATATGCAAGAGTTAATGCTCGACCAGTTTTTTGAATTGAAGAATCCAATAAAATTAAATTTTCATCATTTAAATCTAGTTCTTGTGGTGACAACTCATCTAAAGTTGCTACTAATGAATCTAATGAATTTCTACTAATGTTTGGATTTAAAGTTCTAGTGGATTGATCAACCAGAGTTGTTGAAAGGAAGGTATCAAACTTAGAATTATCAGAAAATGAATCAACAAAGAAACCACTTTTAAATCTATCTCTACCTTCAGCATCTTGAATTCGTAAAGTGTTCGCATTTATTTCCAGAAGAGATAATGTCGTTACTCTTTCTAAATTTTCGACTCTATCTTCAATAATACCAATGTCTCTCATTGTGTATCTTCTATTATCAGTTAAGATAATACCCGCATTAGATGTATTATAAAGATATGCAGGATATGTAATTGTTGCAAGTTCTATGAAATCTCCTCTTTTGCTGGGTGGTTTTGGATTTTTTGAGGAAATTCCTTTTTCAACAACAAAATTGCCAAGAATATCCAAATAAACTTTGTCTATTCTTGGAAGATAAAAACTTTGACTGACTATTGCATTTTCTTTTGGTGCTAATAACCTTAATGGAGAAGTATTAAATGTCGAAGTTCTAGCATTAAAATCAAATGGTGATCTATCAGTTGTTACTGCAGGATCAAAGATTGCCACTCTAGGTCTAAAGTCTAAAGTATCTGTTGCTCTAATAGACCCTCCAATATTTGGAATATCTTTAGAAAATCTTTCTGCATCATAACTATCGACGGTAAATACATCTCCAGAGTCAGTCGTTGGAACAGAATAATGATCGAAAATTATCAATAAACGACGAGATGGTTCATGAATATTTTTTCTTCTTTCAATTCTTGAATAATCATAATATTGATTTTTCTGTCCTCTATTTAACACATATGATCCGGTTATATCATTATAATTACCTTTTGTTATAGAATCAATTTGAGAATTAATTTTTGACTCCTCAAATACTACTGCTTCACCTATAGAAAATTTGTTTTCGTTTAAATAAACAACTCCTAATTTATTTGCACTTCCAGTCGAAGGGGATGTAGTGTTATTAGTAACAATTCTAGCTACAGTATTGCTTTTAGTCCCTATAATATTTTCACCAATTAATGCATTTGCTCCAACATTCGATATAACTGGAAAATCAACTATATCTAAAGTCGGATTAGATTCATTTAAAGATTCATAAATTGAAAGAACCTTCACCACATCGGGATAATTTAATGATATTTCTTCGTCTTGAATTCTCAAACCATAATATTGATTATATGTTAATCCATCATTTTTAGAGGTTGCGGCATTATTTCCAGACTCTTTTAATTTTGATCCATTTACAGATAAAATTCTACTTCTACTATAAGTTTTAGTTTTACTCTGAATATTATTTTTTACTGCTGTTACATTAACAACAGTATCATTATTAGAAAGAGTATTATCAAGACCTCTAATAGTTATTGTATTTCCACTAAGACTAAAGGAATCTGAAGTAATCTTTCCTATACCTCCTCCACTATATCCAATACCAAATCTCTCTTGATCAAAATTGACCCAAGATATATCAGTGATACCACTAATATCACTAGTATTGATAGTTATAGTATTATCAGTGCCGTCAACGTCTTTCCCAGTCAACTGTTCAGTAATGAATAATTGAGAATTAGAAAGATCAATACTAGATGTATTTGGTTCTGCTAAGGGAGCGAATAAACTTCCTGAACCTCTTACTATTGGTGCTCCTAAAAATCCATTAACTTGAATATCTGATGTTGGAAGTGTTCCATTAAATACTCCAGCAACACTTGATAATGCAGAAATTTCAAATGATAATGCATCTGCCGCAACACTGGATATTCTATTAAAATACTCTAATGATGAACCAGATTGTTGATATCTAATTATAGTATCAGTTCTAATACCAACAAAAGTTCTACCTGGAGAAGTTACTGTAGAGATACCTCCCCCAGTTGCAGTAATTGTTAATTCAGATACTGCTCCTGGAAAATTAAATTTATCTAAAATTGAATCTGCTTCAAAATTACTATAACTAAAAGGTGCTATTTGTTTTACTGACTTGATATTTTGAGTATTATATGCACGAACTTCAGTTACAGATCTTGAAGATTGTATTCCATTAATAATTAAATTTTCACCTTTTGCAAAAGTTCCAGAAGTTTGTCTTAAAAATATTTGATTTGATGACCCGTTTGCTACAGCAAATCCTGTTGATCCAGTACTATTTCCTTTAACAAAGAACGACTGTTTTATTTCATCTGAAGAAACAGATTGATTTAATGTTAATCTCGTATATGTCTGAATATCATATAATCTTAAATCCCAACTAGTTGCCGCATCAGAATATGCTGCATCAGTTAAAGTAAATGAATATACTCTTGCTTCTCCAATTTGAGTTCCGGAACATCCAAATTGCGCATAAAGAGCTATTGTTTCTCTTACTTTTGGTACTCCAGTTACATTATTAACTCTTAGTATATTTCCCATTTCAAATGGGACTGTAGTATTCTTAATGTCTGCAGTATCTCTAGGTTTATCTACATCTACAATAGAAGTAGATATTTTTTCAATATCATAACCTTGAACATATGCCTTTCCGGGAGATATTTTTAATACTGCTAAACTTTCTGATGGAATGTTTCCTTGATCTGTTGTTTCATTACTGAAAAAAGTTCCATCACTACCCAATCTATCATTTAAAGATTCTTCTACATGCAAATCAAATTGATTTATAGTATAGTTGCCAGATTCATCAAAAGTTCTTTCTGCAAGATAATCACGAATTCTATTATATTCAGTTTTGGTTGTAATTTTTTTAACTTTACCATTTTTTACTCTAAGTAATTCTACAAAATCAGTATCATTCGTATCTGTTAGAGGTCTTTTAGTAAGTGATAAAGATATTTTTAATCTATCAGCACCTGGTGATGAATAATTTGAAAATCCTTTTGCATTATCATATAAAGATTCATCTTCTTTTGCATTAATAAGAGATTCATCAATTTTTAATCCAACTCTATATGATGGGGTATTTGTATAATAATCTAAAATAATTGTTTGTTTTGAAACTTTTATAAAGTAACCTCTTATAAAATATATACCTTCTCCGACTGAAGCTGCCGATGCAATAGCAGTTGAATTTGAACTAATTGCGGATGCAAAAGGTGATCCTGCACTTATAGTCGTATTTCCATAAACAATATTTTCATTTGCCGATAATAATTCTCCATCAATAAACTGCGAAAATTCAAAATCGTCATTTGATTTTAAATATTTTACATATAGAGTTATATTATCTACTTCATCACTTTCTGACGGAAGAACTATTTTCTGGACCTTGGCGGTAACTCCAGAAGCTTGTCCGGATATAGTTTTTCCAACAAAATTCTCAATATATACTGATAAATCAACTCCAAATTGGGTCGTGTTTACCTTAACAGAGTAAAATTGTCCATCATAACCAATGTTTCCGGGGACCACCATCGATCCTTCTTTAAACATATGACTTCCAAAATCTCCTACTTGATTTTGAAGTATAGATTGTAAGGTTGTTAATTCTCTAGTTTGGACAGGATATCCTGGTTTAAATAAAACTTTTAAAAAGTTTTTAGACGAATCAAAATCATCATAATATGGATTGATATTTAAATTTGTTTTTTGCGACATTTTTCTTTAGAATTCCAGAATAATTTTGATGTCTTCTTTTTGCCTAGAGTCTCTCGTTACTATAGAACGATTGTCAATGTAAATAACATCTCCTGTATTTTTATTTATCTCTGGATTAGAGAGACCAGATGAAAAATTTACTCCCAAATTAATTTCTTTAGATCCAATTGTAGTTGTAATCCCACTGAAATTGGTATCAATTGATGCTACATATGAAACATTAGAAACTGTATTTGATGATGATTCAAAACTAATAACAGTTGCTTTACTAGTAACATCATTTCTATCAGTTTGGTTTAAAGTATTGGCAAAGTTTAGAGATCTATCTTGATAATACTTTAATACTCTAGTTTCTGTATCATATGATGCAACATATCCTCTTGCAGTACCATTTGACGTGGTTTGTTCAATTTTGTCTCCAATAGTAGGGATACTATTAAAATTTGACGTTAATTTAATTGCTCCTAATGATGAATAATCATTTGCAGTGTAAAGACTTGTGGATTCATATTTTTCAGGATTTTTTATAATTCCTACTTGAGAGAATTTTGTATCTGTTGGAAAATCCTTTGTAGAATCATCAAATCTCGAATATGCGAGAACTTTATCTGACCCCAATTCCTCATATATGTTATAACCATGACCTCTAGATGGAGGTATAATTGGAATTAACTTTGCAGGATTTGAAATGCTATCTGTTGTTGCATGTCCAAAATCGACAATTCCAAATGTATATCCACTACCACCAGAAACAACTGTTGTTTTAGTAATAGTTCCGGATGTATCAACTTCTATATTTACTTTTGCTCCTGATCCATCACCTTTAATATCATAGTTGCCTGCGGTATATACACCTCCTCCTCCATCTTCAATATAAACATATTTTATTTGATTGTTGTTTATTGTAGAATCACCAGAATCTCTTACAGATTGAATTTGGAAATCAGTTGAAGTTGACCAATCACTAGGAAGAACAATATATTCAGTAGAATCAAATTTAATAATATCACTTGGAGATATAGTAAACAAATACTTCCAAATATATCCATCTCCACTTATTCCTGCAGAAGATGATTCCAAATCTGTAAAAGTTGGCTCATCTTGAGATGTATTTCCAGTTATATTTGATGTTCCTCCAATATTACCATAAGATCCATTAGAGATGCATATATAAACTCTAAAATCACTATTAATGACAAAATAATTAGTGTCATAAAGTCTTGCACTTTGAGAAATTGGTGCTAAATTTCCAACACTATAATCATGACGATACATTTCATAACGAGCATTTGAAGTCCAATTAATTTTTTTTACAACTCTTCTAATATTAGAAGAATTTAATTTTTTGCCAAATAGTGCAGTATTTCTATAATGACTTAAGTACTGCTGATTATCAATAGGACTTGGTGGATTTGATGGGGTGTTTCCCCATGCTGCAGTCCTACCAAATCCTACAGGAGTAGATGTTGTTCCGGGATTTGAAAGTCCCAAAAAAACATAATAATTATTATCAGAACTCAACACAGAATCTACAAAATTATTAGCATTAGCAATTCTAAATTGATCTGTTACTATAGCAGACATATTACACAGTTTTTTTAAATATTTATATAGATAAAATTAACTTAAAGACTCTGGAAGTGATCCAGTAAACCTAAGTCCTTCACCTCTTCTCTGAATTGTAGGAAATGTTGATAATCCAACATCTACAGTTTTTCCAGTAACACCAATAGAAATAGGAGTAGAGGATCTTGTAATTGATGTAAATAATCCCCAAGAAAATTCACCAACATAATCTCCACTTGTAGAAAGACCTGTTATATCAGTTCCAGAATCAATATTGCAAGTAACAACACCAACATGATCACCAAAACGAGATAATTGATGAATATAGTAAATATTATCTAAGAAGGTAGTTCCAATACCAACCACAGAGGCATTTGAATTATCCACCGATGTAACACCAGATCCAATTATAGTGTCTTTAACAAATATTGGATACCCAATCTGTAAATCATCTCCAAAATTTACTGTTCCTGTGTTAAGGAAAAACTTAAGTGCTAATGAATGTCCACCAGATCCAGAAGTAGTTGAAATTCCTGTTATAATTCCAGAAAATCCTTTAACGAATTCAATATTATCGACAGTTTCAATATTCGAATTTGGAAGAGGTGTAATTGTTTTAGGTTCGATAGTATATCCAAATCCAGGATCTGTAATCGTAGTTCCAGTAATTACTCCATTAGTAATTGTTCCTGTAGCTTGAGCAGTAGTTCCAATTCCAATACCAATTTGAAGTGGTGATTGGAACTTAATATCTACCGTCGATCCTACATATTCATTTCCACCATCTACAATTGTAAGAGCAGAAACTGTTCCTCCTACACCAATGGATGCAGTAATATTAGCAGGTGAGGGATTTGATTTACCATCAACAATAATACCTTTCATTCTCTGATATGGTCCTTCTACTGAAACTCCATAATTAAAATTACTCACGTCATCAACAAAAATACTAGGATCAGAAGTTGTAATGTCTTTAATAATTTTTGCAGTTGGATAAATTTGAGCAATTGTAGATTCTCTTGTCTTATAAACAAAAGTTCCATTAATTATTCTATCAGTTTTTTGTTTTGTCCATGAAATTGGTTTGAGATTAACTTCATCAATACCTTGATCTACGTATAAATTTGTTTCAAATTTATCTGAAAAAGATACATCAAAAACTGTTCTTTGATCTTGAGTAATAGTTTCTGGAATAGTATCATTTTTAAATATTCTAATATCATCACCTCTTTCTAATGTTGGAATAACATTATCTACAAATAAATCATCTTCACCTCTAGTTCCTCTATAGAAGAAAATATCAATCTTATCTTCAGGTCTTGGTGGGACACTAAGTGAGAATGAAGTTCCACCATCAAATTGGTAAGAAGAACCAGGTTCTTGAATAATTCCATTAATAATTACAATTAAAGTATTTTGAAGTTCTATTATAGAATTATCAGGTTTTTCAAAACTTAAGATTTCCCCATTATAAAAAAGTGGAAATCTTATCCTGATTCCATCTTGATAATTTTTGATAGAATCAATGTAATCTAGTTCTCCAAACTGCCATGAACCGAAATTATCAGTAAAAGTTTCCAATACTGTAAATTTAAACTCTGAAATTGGAGATGCCAAACCTTTGGCAGTAACAAGTCCAACTGGTTTAAATACGTCACCTTTTTCAAATGCATATCCAGATCTTGAGATAAAGTAACTACTAACCTCAAAATAAGTTGATCCAATACCTGTTGCAGAACTTGGATCGACATTAACATTTACTAACAATCCAATTCCAGTATCAGTCGTTGCTCCAATACCAATTCTAGAAATACCTTCAACTTCAAGATTTTCATATGTTGGTTCGGAAACAAATATTTTTGGATTATTGTATCCAGTTCCACCAGATCCAACAGCAAATGTTAGTGTTCCACCAGCTCCAATATTGGCTGTTATGTTAGCAACATCTCCAATATGATTATCTTCATAAACACTTATTCCAATCGATACTATTCCATTATATCCAGATCCATTATTATCAGTACTTCCAAGTCCAACAGAGACAATTGAACCCCCAGCACCAACGACAGCAGTTACTGCCGCACCAACAAGAGGTGCATAACCGATTCCTTCAGTAGATCCTAAAGAAACAATAATACCTCCTCTAGGAATTTGATTTTGATTTATATCAGATTCAGAAGAAAAAATGCTATTCGGATCCGATGTTTCGGTTCTAATACCACTGAATACAATGGAAGATATTCCCGTAGGTGATGTTTGCTCAATAATACTAAAGTTATTCAATGGATTGTTTGTAGTAGTTGGTGTTTGGAATACTCCATTAATAAATACAAGTCCATTTCCACCACTTACCCCAATACCTATAGTGTTTGCTCCACCGACAGTGAGAGTGAATGTTCTACCAATTCCAGTAAATTCCCTAGAAACGTCATCATAAACTGAATTTGTAGTATAATCTTTTCTTAAGAATACTCTACCAGAAAATTTTGATGTTTCGAATACTAAATTATTATCTCTTCTTGAAACATTAGGATTACCTCTAGGTGATTTTGTAAAGAAAATGCTGTCACCTACAATATTATAAGATCCTTTATAAATTCTAGATAATGTTGAATCTGTGTGGGATGCTGCAGATGATCCAACAAACCCCCTCTCAACTTCAACTAAAGTTTCTGTTCCGGAATTGGAAATAGGTCCAATATTTGTTGTTCCGAATCCAACATTAACAATTTTCATATATTCATCATCAACTCTCAATATATCAAGAGGATATACGGTTGTAATACCACTCAAAGAAAAAATAGTTGCGGATTCTGAAATACTTCCACCATTTCCAGATAAGGTTTGTGAAAGTTTAGCAAAAGCAATTGGATATTGTACAACATTATTAATAGTAATGATAGCCTTTTCATTTCTCTTTGCCATTGCAAATTCATGAGAATTTCCTTCACCGACAGATGTAAATGTAACAGCTGTTCCTGATTTAACTGTTGATATTGAGAAATTGTTGTTATTATTAACAACGGCAAAAACTTGCGAAGGAAGTTGTGCAACAGCAGAACCATTTTTATACATCATTGGAGTTGATCCAACACCAACAAAAGTGGATTTTGGAGTGTATATTAATTCTTCACCATTACTAAAGAAGTGATTATCAATTGAAAATACTCCTGTTGAAAGATTGAGAATATTGGCATCTGAAGGGTCAAATGATTTTGCAAAAATTGGAGTAGTTTTTGATCTCAATACAAAATCTTCTTTATTAATTCTATCTCCATTAATTGCCAAGTATGATTTGGTATTTACTGTTTCAATAGAATTGCCGTATATAAGATTTGGTGCCTGATTTATAATATCAATTATAGTGTATAAACACTCACTATAAGAATTAATTCTTATATCTCCAGTAAAATTAGAATCTGGATAAAACTTAACTAAAACATCATCCCCAGAATATTCTCCTCCAAAAGTTCCTACTCCTAGTGGAGTGGACTCTCCACTTGTACTTCCTATTGACAGTAATGAATATTGTTGAGTGTAAATATCAGTATTATCTTGAACCATCATAACTTGATGGATTGATTTTGTGGATCCAATACTAACTTCAACTAAAGATCTTGCAGAATCAAAATTATTCTTATTCAATCTCAAGAAAGAAGTAGAAACACCAGAAGTAGTCGTAGATACTCCAGATTCATAAATTGCAGATCTTTCACTACCTTCTGGTTGATTTAGTAACTTATATCTAAATGTTCCAATTCCAACAGAATCTAATAGATTTTTTGTTCCAAATCCAACTATATGTGTTTTAACAATTACATCTTGATCTGTATCATTAGTGTAATTTAAATTAAACGATCCAGAATCTATATTAGAATCAAAATATCCTAAAAGATTAGACGATCTCGAAAAGTCTTCAGTGTCAAAATAGAATTCTGAAATATTTGTATCTGTCCCATCATGAGTTACATACAACTCTACAAAATTCATTTCATTAGTAACTTCTTTATAAACTTGTGCATTGACATGGAAAGATGTAAATTTATTTGTTGAAACTCCAATAATATTGGTTGTAGCACCTGTGAGAATTTCTTGACTACGAGAAGTTATGTCAATAAATCCTATTGATGTCGTACCTACTCCAATATTTTCATTATTAAATTTTTTATCAATATACTTAATATCATATTCAGTATTAAAAGCATCTTTAGGAGTAAATCTCACATACTTATCATCAAACTCATCAATTTCTACTGAAAAGTCTCCATATTGATCTCCATTAATTGTAGTAAATCCAGATCCTACATTAACTAAGGATTGGTTTTCTAAAACAGCAATATTATTATTGAGTGAATTGTTTAGGAACAATAAACTTGTTAATTGAACTTGATTTTTTCCACTTACATCAGAAACTTTAAAAAGATAGTTATTGTAAGAAATATCATCATTAATTTTTAGGAGGTTTATATATGGTAAAGGTTCATCTTCAAAATTAGAAAATTGTTCTTTAATATCATCAATTTTTAATCCAACATTAGATATTGATTCGGAATAATTTGTAAGTTTTTTGTTTTTCAACTTTAAGAATTTGGATTTATTTACTACTAAATCTACATCTCTTACAAAATCAAAATTATTGATAGTGTCAACTCTCTTTTCATTAATATAATCTCTTATAATAGTCGTTGAATCAGAAGAACTCTCAATTCCAACTCTTCCATCTCCATCAGAAATAATTTCTGTATCTGCGAAATTTTTAATACCAATTGAATGAACTAAACTATTGACAGATGTTCTAATATCATTCCACTGCTGCTTACTCTTAATAGAATATGAAAGATTTTGATAATAGTCATTATCTGCAAGAACTTGATAATTTTCACTCAATTTTCCAGTTTGATTTTCCCAACCTTGATTCTTTCTATTAGAAAATTTAATTTCAAAAATTCCATCATAAGGTATTAAAGATTCTATAATAGAAATATTTCCTGAAGATTTACCGACAATTGTTTCATTAACAGAAAGATCATATGTTCCAAGCACTTTAAGTGATCCTGAATCATCATAATCAGTAACTATAAGATCTGTTTCAATACCATCAGATATTAATCTCTCACCAATTTCAAATCCTGATGGAGATAATAATAATGAAAAAGTTGGATAATTTTTCTTGGCAGTAATACTTCCAGATGAATCTTGAATTGTTTTTGCAACTCCTACATTTGTTCCTAATCCTACAATACTAATGGTAACTTGATCATCAAGTAATCCAGGTGTCAATTTATTTTCATATTTTACAACTTTAAAGAATTTATACCCATAATCGCTAGAATTAAATCCATCTCCAGTAGTGCTAGACTTTTGTATTCCTTCTACAAAAACTTCTTCACCCACAGAAAAAACATTTTCATCAAATCCTAAAGATGGTGTTGTAAGAATACATGTGAAAATTCCAGTATTTTCTTCAGAATTAACTTTTTTAATACTAATTCCATTAGTATTATTAATGGCAAAAAGTTCTGCTGATTGATCAGATATTCCCTTAGGTGGAACATCAATAATTAACTCACTAACTGAATTACCAGTCAGTTTTGCCTCAATCACTCCATTTTTTACTTCAGATCTTGTGTCATTATTAATAATGACAATCGTTGGTGGTGATGTGTATCCAGATCCACCAGAAGTTACAGTTATAATACCAATTGTATTTGAATCTTTTAAAACAATTTTTGGAGATATAAAAGCTTTTGGGTTTAAAGTTTTATCTGAAGAATACTCAAATTTTTCATTAATAGTTCTAGTTTCTTTAACTAAACCAATACTATCAGATTTTAAAGAAACGGATAAATTCTTACCATTTATTGTACTGACATTTGAAAGTGAAGGTAATTTTTTATATTGAGATCCACCAGATATAATTTTAACATTATTTACTGGGCCAGATGCTGATGTTGAAGTTGTTGTATATTCCAAATTGTCACACTCAGAAGAAGTGTATGTCAATTTTTCTGGAGATTCTTGTAAAGAAATTTGAAACGTAGTTGATCCTACACCAAAAACATTATAAGTTTTATTATATGCACTATCAATAAATAAAATTTCTGAAAAATTGTTTACATCTTTATCAGAAGAACTTATATACCCAGATTTCTCTAAAGAGTAATAAAGTTTTTTAGGTAATTCGGGACTACTATTAATAGTAATTGAAGCATTAGTAGTTATTCCTATTGTTCCAACACTAGATATACTAAAAGTTTCTGTAGAACCTGTTGATATAAACTCATTATTAAAATCTCTATCATAATAAAGTTTAAATAAATATCCTTCTAAAGAAGAATCGGTAAGATCAAATACTAAATTATTATTTGATACTGATTGTATTCTTGGATTAATTAAAGATATAGTTTGAGATGATCCCCCAGTTCCACCAATACTTACAACTACTGGTGGATTTTGACTTACATTAATATTACTATATCCTAACTTAATATTATCTGAATTGACCCTATATACAAAATATGATCCAGTATCTAAACCAGAAGCTACTGAATCAGATTCGTAATATACTTTATCTCCAGTTTCTAGACCATGATTTTCAATGTTAATTTGATTTGAAATTGTATTAATTCCTAAAGAGTTAAATCCTATAGGATTAATCTGCAAATTATTTGTGGTTAAATTCCTATTTAATCTTACTGATATAGAAGTTCCAATACCAACAGAAAGATTAGGATTTATATCCATAGTAATCGAATCACCTTTAATTAGTCCATGATAATGAGAAGTTGATATTGAAACAGTTGATAAAATTTTCTCAACTTTTCCAAGTTTTTGTATGTTATTAGTATCGAAATAATAATCGTCAACATTATCACCTCCTCCTACAAAGAAAACTTCATCAGAAGTCAAAGAAGTTTTTATACCAATAGTACTTGGAGATTTATTAACTACATAAACTGTTGTTGGCAAATCAAATTGTGTTCCTGTAGGAGATGTTGAAATTGAAATGACAGAATTACCATTTTGACTAAATGTAATTCTTTGATTAGTTTCGAAAGGATGATTTTTAATACTAATTCTTTGTGTAGGAATAGACCCCGTAATTATCTCTTCTCCAAAAGAATATGATACTTTACGTCCAATTCCTGCTGTTGTTCCGAAACCAACCGATTCTTGCGGATTAAAGTAAACTCTATTATTCACTTTAGAATCAAAATAATCTACCTTTTTATCAATTAGAAATGTTTTTGGTTTAAATGATACTGCAACTCCTATAGTATGTCCAGTTCCAGGAAGACCTCTATTTACCCTAAAAACATTTTTGTCTGGATATACATTCAAAATTTCTAAAGTTTCAGTTCCAATTCCAACACTACTACCAACAGAAACTCCCGGTGGAACCTGTGTTACATATATTTCTGTTGTAGCTGCTCCAGATGATACAATTTCTGTCGTTAATCCTACATTTGGAATAGGTGGTACATTAATTTTATAAAATCCATTTAATATGGAAAGATTTGAAGTACTAAATCCGGATATTGAGATATAATCGTTGTCTAATAGTGTATGGAAAGGAGAAATTGTTATATTTACTTTATCATCTCCCCTCCAAGTAAATACTGCATCATTATAAACTTCATATGAAGTATCAATTCTATCAATACCTCTTCCTTTTAAAGATGAAACCTTAGCATAAATTCCCCCACCATTAGTATCATTGTTATCAAAATTAAGCAAATCATTTACTTTATAATTATCTCCACTATTGATAATAGAAATGCCAGAAATTGATCCATCACTAATGTGATCTACACTTATTTGTTGCTGTTTAATTGTATCATTCTCAATAAGAAAATCATTACTAGAATTCGATTCTAGAATTTTGTATCCTAAAGTATTTCTCGAAAGTGATGAATTATTAAAATCAAATTCTTGATTTAAACTTTGATTTTCATCAATTGTATTTGATCTAAAAGAATTTCCAATAAAGTATGGGAATTGTGGTTCTCCTGTAATAGAATCTATAGATGCATAATATGCATATACTCCATTTGGAAAATCTTTTGTCTTTACAAATGCTCCATTATTTTTATCGAGATTGCCATTTTGACTATTAAAACTATAATCTTCAACAAAAAATCCTAAAGAAAAATCCGATGTTGATGGCCTATCATGAACATTGGATATATTTTTTACATAACCAGATGTCATGGTCTTAATACCAGAACTCACATTATCAGGATCTACAACCGAATATGGTCCGTAAATAGGATTTCCATCATATGCCCATCCAATAATATTAGATAAAGTTAAGTCAGTATCATCAAATGAAGATTGTAAATCTTTAAAATATCCAGATACTGAATATGATAATTCATCATTTACATCTTTTAATATTTCGTATTGTGGTGTATTAAATTTTTCGACTTGGTTGCAAGTAAGTTCTCTGATAGATGCATCTAAAATTTCATCAGTTCCACTAGGAACGACTTTAATTGTGCTGGAAGTAGAGTACCCTATTCCTGCGTTAATAATATTTACACCAGTTATTCTTTCATTAGTAACTATAGCTCTTAACTTAGCACCATTTCCTGCATTAGTTGGATCCGAAACTATTAAATCTGGAGTTGAAAAATATTCATATCCACCAAATTGTATATTTGTATCATTAATAGATCCATTAACTATAATAGGATATATTTGAGCATCTCTACCATTTTTAATTGTGAAAGAAGGTTTCTTTTCAAAATTTAAAATATTTGATCCATATCCAGTTCCTGGTTCATAAACATAAATTTCTTGGATAGATCCCTTAACAATTGGTGTTGCAATTATGGATTGGATTTGTGTTGATGTTCCAATACCAACTGTTGTAAACTCAATATTTGCTTTTATATCCGGATATTTAAACTGTTGAAAACCAGTTCCAACAGAAGATAATTTTACAAAATTATTTTGATTATAATTCGTAGTATTTGTTCCTCCAATACCAGCATCACACACTCTGAAAGAATTTTCATCATTTCTTAAAACAAAATATTGATTAGTTGTAGTTAATCCAGAAATAGTTTGTGGTTGTGTAATTCCTAATCCAACAACAGCCGAATATTCTACAATTTCTCCACTCAAAAATCCATGATTATTGAAGTTTATAGTATTTTGCGAAGTGGAAATTCCTGTTGGTTTGACTAATAGTTTTCTATTTGTAAATGATCCACCATCTATAATTTTTATTTCTGAAATAGTATTTGTTGCTGATTCTGTTAAAAACTTATGTATCCCACTTACTGAAGTGGTTGCAAAAGAAATTTGATTAGTTTCATTTGAATAATCATCAAAAGTATTGAATAATTGTATTGTTTTGTTATTATCAACTTTTGCAAAATAATTTGCATTGTCAGATAATGTAGATGTTCCTGTTCCAACCACAACACTATTGTTACCACTATTTCTATAGGTAATTTGTTGCCCATTAGAAATATTATGGTCATTAAAAAATGTTAATTGATTAGTGGTTGTACTTATACCACCACCCTGCGTAGTTAATCTTGCGTCAAATAATATTTCCCTTCTTCTTTTATTTAATACTGGTTCGAAAGATCCTCCAGATCCGTTTCCACCAGTAACATTAACTGACAATATCTCTTTAATATCAAAATCTTGTTTATCTACAAGAATATCTGTTACTGTTCCAGTTATAACTGGCAAAACTAAAGATGTCGTTCCAGCACTAGTAGATAGTCCTATATACGGAATATTAATAACATCAAAATTAGATCCACCATTCAAAACTTTAACTTCTTTTATTGGACCATAATAAACTTTATCAAAAATTTTATAATTAGAAATCTCAACACCATTAATCAACATTCCAATCGATCCTGGTACTGTTTCTTCTCCAATACCATCTTTAATATTGGGATTTAAAGTAAATTTCTTTAAAATTTTCTGAGGATTTATTATTCTTGATTTTTGAGAATATAAAGTAAAAGTATGAGTTTCTAATACTGAAGTAGTTGATTTGAATTGAACAGCATTTGCATCAGAAGTTAAAAAGGAAGGAGAGCTATAAAGTTTTATTTTTTTACCGTCACTATTAGGTACAATCTTAATGTAATAAAACTCATCTTCCAATCCCTTTAAAATTTCTCCAGATGAAGTATATTGAACTTTTTCTCCACTTATAAACGGAACAGGAGTATCAAAGAAAATAGTAGAATATAGACCGGTATTAATATCTAAATCAACAATATTTCCAGAAGAAGAAGAGATTGATGCCGATTTGATTTTTTCTTTTATTTGATATGCATATGAATTTGTAAGTTCATTCCCCCAGGATGGAAGTGAATTTGATGCTATGTATGCAAAATTATTATCATCAACATACATGTTCTGAACATCAGAAATAATACTATTATTTTGATATTTGAAATCAACAGAAGCACTATTTGCCTTATTAATTTTTCTTCTCAATTTTATAGATTGCCCATCATTTGGAGAGAAAGAACTTAGATTTCCTATAAAAACTGAATTAGATGTAATATCAGCACTCACAAAAGGTACATCTGAAGTATCTGTGGGGTATATTATATTATTTGTTTGTTCATCTATAAATTCTACTCGATCACCTTTTTTCAATTGAGATCTATCAACAGAAGTTTTTAATACAACACCAGTTGGATTTGATCCTCCAATAAAACTATCAACTTCTATTGAAGAACTAGTATTGTAAATCCAAGAATTTGCAAAAATTTCCGTATATGTTTTATTTTGTTCTGGATTTTCAATTAAAGTTCCAATACTCTTAACTCCTAAGATTTGTCCCTCATTGACAGAAATTGAATCCGACTTTTGAACAAAATTTGAAAGAATTCCCGTCAACCTGAGAACAACTTTTTTTGTTATATCTCCGTCTTCATAGGAAAAATATGTATCATCCGAAAAAATATTATCTGTGGCAGTAATGTTATCAACAACTCCAGAACATCCTAAAAACTGATTAATACTCTTATCAATATATGTAATAGTATTATTTCCAGAATATATTGTTCCAGTCTGTCCAAATCCAATTGTAGAATCTACAGATATTACAGAAGCACCAATACTGACATTCTCCAAAACTTTTGAGTTAGGAGTAATTATAAAATTACCTTGAACATTACTATTGTCACCATATCCAACAAATAACCCTACTTTATAATATATCTTTTGATCTCTTGTAAATATTTCAACTGAAGATATGGAAGCATTAGTTGTAAGATCTGTTGATTTTGTTAATGTTTGTCCAATTATTTTTGCAGGGTCACCACTAATAGCTTCGGCAATGCATATTTCTTTTCTAATAAACCTTGCATCTGATGCTTTTATTAGATATTCCTCAAGATTGATTATTCTTGGAGTTTCTCCAAATAACACATTAAATAATATTCTAAAAGAATCATCAGTGCCTTTAGATTCGTAAAATGATCTAGATTCTTTTATAAAGTTTCCAACATCTAATTCGGAATTAAAAACTCTGTTCTCAAATCCAGGAGTATATGTAGATTTTAATTTTTTATAAAATTCTTTTAAAAATAAAGAACTTAAATTCTCTACTGAGGAATTTGAAGTATGGGAATCAGCAGTTGTATCTGAAAATACTAATTCTTCTGCATTTAGATCATTATGATAACTAGTAATTCCACTAAAACCACGAATACATCCAGTAAAAGTGTTTGTAGTAATTCCAGTATATGTTATAATTTCATCATCAATCTTTAACAGTCCATATTGTTCAGGAAATCCTTTTGTATTAGGAACACTAATTGTGCTATCATCAGATCCGATGTCGGAGGATAAAGTTGTAAATCCTACAACTACTTCTGAAGTTAAATTATCTACTTTTAAATATTGGTCAAGGTTTTCTGCAATATCAACAGGGCCACCTTGATACTCTTGAGAAATATAATATTGTTTTAAAAAATCTAATGTCTTTGGACTTTCATCCAAAACATATTTCGGTAATTGATTAGAAATTATGTCCTGAATCTTGACTCTAGATTCAATTCCAGTTTGTATCATATTACTCTCTGATTAAACTTCCGTTTGAATAACTTGATGTGTAAAAATCTCTGTTAAAGACTGTACCCGATATTTCATCTCCAGATGAAATAACATCCTTAATCATATTTATTTTACTTTTTCCAATGTCAAAATTGATATAAAGTTCTTTTAATCCGACAATATCATTTGATTCTGGAAATGCTTGTATCTCTATAACATTATTTGGTTTAACGGTTGATGTAATATTTAATGTTCCTAAATTAATTTCACCTTTTACATAATCAACTGTTCCTACAGATTTTGCAACAACTCGTATAGTTCCATCTGATAAATTTTTAACAATCGAAAGAATTCCATTTTTTTTATCGGCATTTGGTATATCAGTCAAATAAACAATATCATTCTCTCCAGATACTCTAAACCCAGTAGATTTGATATTTCTTCCATCCTCAGAAACATGAAACTGATTTCCAAAACACAATTCATACTGTGCAAATTGATTAAGTAGTGCAAATAAATTTCTTCTTATCGTAACTCTAGTAATATTTGATGTTATGGAAGTATCCGTGTTGTCAATAGTTTGCAATACTTGACTATATCTAATTCTCCCTCCAAATTTATTCAAGTTGGTCGATTCAGAATAATTTGTAAGTGAATTAATTATTTTAGATTTTAAATCTTCAGATGTTGATACCATCGAATCATTATAATAAACAAATGAGTTAATCTCAACATATAAAATTTTAAGATCTATAATTTTTTGATTGATTCCCGATATTGAATATTGCTTAAGTTGTGATAAAATTCTAGATTTATTAAACTCGGATACTAAAAATCCATTTTTAGGTTTAATTGAAATTTGAACTGTCCCAAACTCTGGAGGATCTAATTCTTCACCACCAACAACAGATACGGATTCAGTATCTGGATATATTGTTTTTATAATTGACTCATAATCTCTTCCAGTAACTGCTCTATTCTGTGCAGAATATATTCTTGGGGCAAAATATTTAACAGAATCTATAGATTCAATCTCTCCACCATTCGCAGATGATTGGTTTGTAGTTACAGTAAATGGTTCTGGAGAAATTGTATTGTCATCACTATCAACTATATTTCCAGAAAATGAAAATCTATTCGCACCATTACCTTCTTTTCCACTAGTAACAAGATAATTTACAGTGATTATTTCTCCTGTCTCTAGTTTTCTTCCAATTAAACCATCACCAAATAAAAGTTCATACTTTTCATCTTGAACTTCTTGTATCAAATAAACAAAAGAAGTTCCTGTAGCATTAGTAATATTATTAATTAATTTATATTCTATTCCTAATCCAGATTCCCCTTCTTTCTTTACATATACTTTTATTGTTGAAGTATCAATAAATGAATTATTAAGAATAAAGTTTTGATTTAAGGATGAATCAACTAAAAATTGTTTAGTAAGAAAAGTTCCTTCATAAACATCAATATTTGAAAACGTTGCAAATCTTCCAGTAGTAGGAACACCACCAACATCAAAATTTACAACACCAGCTGGTCTCTGTATGTCTTCTAATATTGAAAATGTATATGAAGTATCGTTTGAATTTCCAACACAAACTAATCCTTTTTTTAATGTTAAAGTTGGTGATGTGGATCCAGTAACATTTGCTGTAAAGGTTATAGATGCCTTTGCAGCACTTCTTGACTTAGGAACATACCCAATATTCCTTGCGAGGGAAACAACGTTCTCACGGAGTGTTGCAGAGTCCAAGAAAGACTCATTCACAACCATATTTGAGTTGAATGCTGTTATGTAAGTGTTATATGCTAAAGTTTCGATCAATACTGAAAAATTAGACCCCTCAAAGTCAAACCCCGAGAAATCAGAATTTGCACGTAAATAATCTTTGATAGATTCTTTTATTTGATCAAAATCTAAATTGGTGAATTTTGTAAAAGGCATATTACCTTGTTGCCTCTAAAAGGAATGAATATTCTTGTGTCGGAAACTCTTGACCAATAATATCAAATACTAAAGTAACATCAAATGCATTACGATCTGGTCTTGGTATAACCTCGACTTGCAAATTATCAACCCTAGATTCAAAATTATTGATGGATATCATAATTTGATCACTAATTACAGAAGCAGTACCAAAATCAACAAACTCAAATAAACTTCTTCTCACATCAGATCCAAATATTGAATTAAAAAATCTTTCGGTTGGTATTGTCTGAACAATATTTCTCACAGATCTGCGAATTGCTATCTCGTTTTTGAGAATAGGTAAATCTTTTGTCACAGGATGGGGCTCAAAAGACAAACTAATGTCCTTAAATGCCCGTGATATCCTCTGAATTGCCATTGTTAAAGAGTTTTCTTAATTATATTTATACTCTATTCCTGAAGATTCTTCTGTCCTTCCCTTAAATCGTCGTGCATAATCTCTTGGAGTACTCTTTCTTCTGGATCATTTGTTTTTTTAGGTAATGACCAGTAATCTGTGGTCAAACTTGTTGTTCCCCACACTTCTTTCATGTAACTTGCACTTCTATCAACTGGTGAATTGCCCATTTTACTCCTGATTAGTGAAATCAGAACTTTTTAAGGGGTTACTATCCCTTTTTTATTTATTTTTCACCCACTTTGGAATTGATACATCGAGGATTACATGGATTTGACCCACAATTGTCGCATAATTTACGTTCCTGTGCAGTCTTCCAAAAATATTCGTCCTCACGTCCCATTCCAAGTCGTTCAAATCCATTTTCAACTTGATAATATTGAGTCGAAACTTTAAAATCAGGCATTTTTGGTTCGGCAGGTGTCAAACTATTATCAAAAATACGTAATCTATTGTTTGGATACAGTGCATACTGCCCATTCTCAAGTTCAATTAGGTTATGAGACTTGTGTTCGGCAGGATTTTCACTGGTGGCATAATCAACATAGTCTGGATCATGATGATAGTTGTCAATGGTACAGACATACGTGCCTTTTACATTACCAAAGTCCCGAGTATAACATTCAAAGTCCATTGAACCAATAAATTTCTTATCCACCGAGACGACCCCGTAGTCCATACAATTCCAAAACTGTAGGTTTGGTAGGTTCATGTCAGGACTTGGGGTCTCAGGGTCTTTTATAAAGGCACTGATAGGCAATTTATCATACATTGCCGCATATTCTGGTAGATAGGTCTCAAAATAAAAAGCACGTCCGGGAATCGATTTAACCGATACCCAAACGCCCTTTACAAATTCACCATGTCCACTTTGATGGTCCGTTAGATATTCCTTACGAACCCATACTTCCTGTGATGGAAGATTTGCAATCAAACATGCCATATGGTGTCAATAAAACTACACCTATATATCAACCCCGTCCTTGTCCACGATACATCTTACGCTTTCCATTACGAGAAGTCGCGGCATACTTCGTGTGCTTCCCGTTCCCCTGACGAGACTTCTTCGGTTTTCCTTCTATAAAACCGTTACCACTTAATCCAACCTTTGAACGAACTGCCATAATAACTCCTTAAATACTCATCATTTTTGTTTCGAGATCTTGTGGTCTTGGAAAACCTTTCTGATAATACTCTATCGAAAGGTCCTCCATCTTATCAAAATATTCCTCTTCAGTCAAGTTCTTGTAAAGTACTTTCCCTTTATGGAGAATTGTATATTTTGTCAGACTCATCAGATAACTCTTGTCTTCTCGTGTCCAACTCTGATACGTGGATCGCACCAAATATTAAATCCTGCTTCGATAGCGTCGAGACAGAAACTTACATCCTCTCCACACATATCCTGCACCTCTCCACTCTCAAAGACCTGCATCTTTGGAGCAAACCATGGATACTTCATATCAGAATGCTCAAATACTCCGTGCTTAATTAGTAACCACCCAAATCCTGCATAGTCTACAGTAAACGGTTTACGACGCTTCGAAATACTTTCCCCAGTCTCATGATTCATGACTCCACCATTATTGCGGAAATCATCCTCCTCCATCCAATGTGCAACACTTGTTGTCTTACCATCTTCTGTCATATACCATCCACTCGCAATGTCTTGGTCCATTAATACTAACTGCCAAAACTTCTCAGTTGAAAATACAATGTCACTATCAATCCATAGTTGCCAATCATAATGTAACTTACCATCCCATGGAATTTGATCCGGTCCTCGCAATACATTCGCACCTAAACACTTACATCTGGCAAAATTTACCATTGATGAATAATCTTGCGAAATTTGGATGCTTGCTCCTGCCTGTACTAAATCAAAACAAAGTTGTACAAAGTTTTTGAGATACGTATAAGAAACTCCTCTACCTGGTAAACAAAAGACAATGGACTTGCCTTTTACCATTTCTTTTGCCTTCACATAGTCCCATTCTTCAGCACTCTCAGATGCTTTGGGTGTTTTTGCTTTTACTGTAAATCCTTTAGCCATAACTGTAAATGAACTACGTCACTATCATAACACTATATCTATACACCGTCAAGATCTCGATTCTGCGAACCTCAAGACTCTTCGAGATCCTTAATAATAAGACAGTCATTCTCTACCTCGATATTTACTTCTGTTCCCTCGTACCACCCCTTCTCATCACATATCCATTCCGGTATCGTAATAATATGTTCCCCACTTACTGGGTCGATCTCTACAGTCGTAAAATTTTCCTGCGGATTTTTTTGCATATCTTTGAATCCTTGTGCCATTTTTTATATATGAAAAATTTTTTTTTATTAAAGTGATATCACGAACGGACTTTGGGTCGTTTATAGCTTAAAGTAGTAGGGGGGTTTTATATACGGGGCACGGCAACGCATAACATAAGGGGGGCAATCACCCCCCACTGCTGTTTACGAACGAACGGTGCTAACTGTTAGTTTGCGACGTACTTCCCTTCTGACCTGATTAATCGCATTACATCCTGATGGTGTCTTTGACGTGTTAATCATTACCCCTGTGTGATGCTTCCAAACCAAATGACGTTTTGTTCTGTGTAACTCAAATCCCTGAGATTTCATGAGTTTTGTAACTTCTTTGATGTAAGTCATGATACGGAGAATTTAGTGTTGTTGAAGTTAGCATAACTGAACTGCTCACGATTAACTAACTTAAATGTACCGAACTCATTGGAGTAGACATAACCCTCACCACCGATTGGAGTTTGTCCGATGTATGCCTTTGGACCATTATTACGGCAGAGATAGATAGCGTCCTCTTTGATCGACTTAACTAACAACCAGAAACTGATGAGATTCTCATTCATAAAGGTCGAAGCAATCACGGGACGATTCTCACGGATACAGGAATTGAGTTCCTGTTTAATCAGTGCTGCTTCCTTATCTGATACAAACTCAACGTTCTGTGCCATAACTTTCGCAAACTGAATTACGTCGTCTAAGTCATGGAATCTCTTCAGTCCATCATCATACAAACCAGAGGCAATCGTTGCCAGAGGTTTCACGAACTTACAATAGAATGTGTCTGTGATGATGAAGTTCATCGGATGTGCGATTGCATCCCTTAAGTCACTCTCTGCTGTGTAATACGTATGAGGGGCAACGATAATCTCCTCTTCTACAATGTTATCGAACTGATAAGTGATTGTGTTCGGTGTGTATTCATCAGTGCCACCGAATCCGATGAAGTCCCCCTGAAAGATACCCCCGTTTTGTGGAAGATAGTCAAGGCACTTATGGAGGATTGTTGCAACGTTGCCCGTGTGGTTCCTATCAATGTCCTGATGAGATTCGTTGATTTTGATCTTTACTTTGTTGAATACGGACTTAGTACCCACGAAGAAATTACCCGTCGCAGGATTAGTCCCCCATACGATTGCAGGTGCCCCATCCATTTTCACGGACAGATTACCCTCATTACGTAGACAATCAAGAGCACTTAAATCTCCAGTGAGAATGGAATCTTCGGGATGTTCGATGTGCTTGTTTTGCATTTAGAGAATGATGAGAATGAGAACGATTGAGTAAAAGTGGGCATAACATGATGCCCACTCTTTTTTGGTTTTAATCATGCAAGACGCATACCGTCAAAGAAAGGAATTGGTGAACCTTGATAGTTAACGAACCACTGAAAGTTCTTTTGAAAAACATACTCACCGTCCATTCCGAAGGCAGAAAGTAAAGCATTCAAACGTGACTTTGTAGTCTTTGATTGATAACCACCGTCGAACAATTGCATCCAATCTTCACCGATTGTGGCAATTTTGTTGCCGTGGAGGTATACATCAGAGGTGCCCTCCCAACCGGGGATAACAGTCGTATTAGCAGATGACCAACGTTCATCGTTCTGAACTGCTGTGATCATCTGGGTTTCGATTTTACGCATGAGAGGCAGGTAGAAAGGTCTGAGAGGTGTGGTGAGGTGCTGTCCCCTCCACTCCTATAAGATACACGATTTTGGGGGTCTGTGCCGTTTTAGTGGACACTTTGACCAACTGGCACAGGGTCGGCCGCTCTGAGTATCATTTAGCAGTTACAATGCGATGATACCTTTGTTCTTTATGAAGATTTTTAATAGTTCTAACCTCATGAAGTTCGGTTAGAGCATAATCATAACCGTCCTCATTTTCAAGATATTTTGCATATTCAATAGCAGATAACTCATCTTTGAAAATCATCATTGATTTGAAATCTTCATTTTGGGAGTGATACCCACCGATGACAGAATAGAACATGATGTTAGATAGTGAAGGGTTAGTTAGTATCAGTTACCGAAGAACTCATCGTGACAATCAGCAACGAAATCTACAAGTTCGTCGGTACAATCAAGACCGAAACGATCGCATACGAAATCGACACACATATCAAGGGGAGGCATCATCTCCAGCATGTAGTTTGCAAGGTCTGAGGCAATCTCTTCCTTGAGACGGTTCATATCACTTTGCATGGCATAGGTGCAAGGGTCGGTGTAGGTTTGCATTTGAGAGGTGAATTTCTTTGACCCTTCTACAATACACGGTTTTGAGGTCTGTGCCGAAACCTTGTGCCACTTTGTCCAACTGTCTACTCGCGGCTGACCCGAGTATCATTTAGTGTTTTTCTTAAGTGTTAAAAAGGGTTTGTCCATGCATGATGTTTAGCAGAACTAATTCTACCATCTTTAAGTAATCCATCACATACACGGCAAAATACTTCAAACTTCTCCAATCTTGTCATGTTAGGATCAACGTCTCTTGCAGTTTCACCAACGATTTTTAATACTTGTCCTTTGAGCATGATGTTAGATAGTGAAGTGAGTGAGTGTTACTTAGTAGTCTATCTTACCGTTGAGATATCCTTCCACATCAAACTTCTTATCATCTTCATATTCTTCTTTATATTCAATCACATCATAAATCTCACCCGGCATGTCATTAATCTCAGAGAAGATGTCAGTGTCGAAAGTGTCGTAATCCATTTGAAAAAAAGTGTTAGTGAGTGTGAGTTGAGTAAGTGTTACTTAGTCTACAAGTTCTTTCATCATTTCATTTATCCGTAATCCGTCTATCTTAACATCGTCCCACTTACATCCGTCTGGTGTTTCTTTACTTCCACACTCTTGAATCATACTCACCAGGTGACCATAAGTTCCACCCTCTTTTGCAACATCACATGCAAGTTCATACAAACCACAATCATTTCCGATCCAGAGAGCAACATTCCAGGTCTCCCAATTTGCCCAACCGTTGTAACCTTGCATTTGGTGAATTCCTGATGACTTAACTACAATACACGGTTTTGAGGTCTGTGCTCATTTATTGTGCCACTAGTACTTTTGGCACATGGTATCATTTAGCAGGGAAATTCTTAAAGACAGCATCACATAGTCGCGTTGTCAATTCATCACTCAATCGATCACTTATAATGCCACTAAGTTCACCATCAACAATTGCGATGATATCTTCCATTAACTGTTCCCGTGCTGATAACATCTCAAGTGTGTCGTTGTTAATCATTTTTGGAATGAATTGTTTGAACTTAACTACAATACACGATTTTGGTGCCCTGTGCTCATTTAGTGGACGGTTCCACGATTGGCACAAGACACCAGTTTAAAACTGTGCCGATCCACGAACTGGCACACTAGTAGATATCTGCAGTCTCTTTTATAGTAATATCAATATTCTCATCACCTTCTAGTCCCAAGATATCAACCCAATTGATATTCTTAAGATCTAGATCTTCATAACACTCAATGTCTAATGTAACACTCACAATGCGTTTCTGTGCGTACATGTGTATCTCGTGTGATGTTTACGTATTATATCATGCGTAGTGCTTATATGCAAGCTCGACGTAATCATGTGTATCTCGTGCGTACTCATCATCATCGTATGCATCTAGTTGCATATCTCGTGATGTATTATGCATGTATTGCTCACACATCTCGTCGAGATCGTATACATTATGATCATTGCTTAATGATGTATAGTCGAGATTGTGATCGTAGTAATACATGGGTCTCGTCGAGATTTGTATGTTACTTGTATATTATACTGTTATCTCGTCTAGATGTCAAGTGCTGTCTCGACGAGATCCATAAGGATTATTTATAAGTCTCGACGAGAAAAAATGTGTGGGTCTCAGGATTTTTATGTGGGGGGTCTTGACAAAATACTCTCGGTGTGCTATGCTCGCAGGTAAAGGTCACAAGTCTCAGAAGGTTTATGAGAACTTTATAAGGCATAAGATCTGAGGTTTATGAGAACTTTATAAGAGGTTTTCCACACAAATAATAGGGTTTATCCACAGAAATACAATACTTATCCACAGACTTGTTAAATCTCTATAATAGTTTTAAATCAGCATATATACAGAACACACGAATATATTATAATTCAATAATGGCATACATCTACAGCATTACAAACAATCTGAATGGTAAGCAATATATTGGTAAAACAACTAAACTCAATCCATATGATAGATGGAAAGAACACATCAATAATGCCAGATTAAAAGAGAGTACATCGGCATACAATTCCATTCATTCAATGCCTATTATTAAAGCAATCAATAAGTATGGTAGTAACAACTTTAAGTTTAGAGTATTAGAAGAATGTACTGATGATAATGTAAATGAAAGAGAAAAACATTACATTGCAGAATATAATACCTGTGATGGTGCGGGATATAACTGTACCTATGGTGGAGAAGGTATATCTAAACCATCAAAGTATTGGTCTAAGCATCCTAACAGTCGTGCCGTCAGTTGTTATACATTAGATGATGTTTATATTTGTGACTATGATACTGTTGGTGTCGCAGCATTAGAAACATTAGGATATAAACCTTCTGGAAATGAAAGACAATGTATTAGACAATGTTGTAAAGGTAATGTATTTCAATCACATAATTATAGATGGACTTGGAAAGGTGAGAAATTAAAAGAATGGAAAGATAAGCAGATTAGAATTAGAACTGGTGTCTATGGATATAATACTAATGGTGAATATAAGGAATGGAAGAGTCAGGCAGACTGTGCAGAGTTCATAACAGGAGATAAAAAGAATAATAATGGTGTATTTCAATCATTAAAAAGTCCCCATAAGAATAAACTACAATGTAAGGGTTGGTATCTGTTCCATAAGAAAGGTAAGATCATTTCTTATGATAAGATCACCTTTGCCACTAATAGGCATAGTACAGAACATTATAAGAAAGCATCTGCAATAAGTGCAGCCAAAAGAAGGAAACCGGTAAAAGGTATTAACATTCATACCGGTGAAACGATTACCTTCAATAGCATAAGTGAAGCATCATTTTATATTAAGAGTGAAGGTGATTATAGTGGTGTGGGAGGTATAACACGCAACATTAAGAATAGGATGAATGGTGAATACTGGAAATGGGCATTTGATCACAAGTGGAATTACATTTAATCATAGATACTCTTCAATACACTCTTATTAGATTACCATTTACCTATTGGACACCGACTCACACCAAACTTCACCTTATGAGACAGATGACAACCACACTGTCTACATCTATTCTGTCTTACACTATAATACTCACACTTCTTACATATATCCAATCTTTCCTTCTGTTCTTCTTTAGATAGAAGTAACTTAGTCTCATTACTAGGTGATAGATCAATTACATTCTTTACTACTTCAAATGTAAACTTTGCCAGATTCTTTCCTTGTTCATTAACAGAAGGAAATTCCTCATCTTTATTCTTCTCTTGCATAATCCATTCCTCCCAGATAGAACCATCCTGTTGCAACATACTTATTACCTTTCAATACCAATCCTCCTCTATGGCAATGTGTCATACCTGCAGGCCATATAAGTAACTTACCTCTCTCTGGTTGTATTCTTTTCTTATAATACAAATACTCTGTTTCTCCTCCTTCATAATCATCATTTAAATATACCATCCATACAAGAGCTCTTCGTGCTTCTTGTATACTACTATTCTCATCGTGCCAGACATGATAACCACCACCGGCAGGAGTCTTCTGTATCTTTTGTGCCAGTGAATAAAATGGTACTGTTTTTAAATGACCAAAGACTTGTGTATACTCTTCTAAACATTCAAACAATACTTCATTCATTTGTTTAGATACAGGTCCATCTAAACTTGGACCCATATCATATAAATCTAATGCCCAATCAAACCTACCGGCATTACTATTCGGAAATTGATTATCCTCACAATAGACTGCATTAATATCCTGATAATAATCAAAACCCCTTATAATCTCATTACAATACTCCGTAGAATATACACATGAGTATTCTCCAATGAAATCAGAATATCTTCCCTTTAATTCAATTGATTCGTTCATGTTTTTCAATTAGTTCTTGATACTCTGGATACTTCTCTATTATAACATCTTTTAATTCATTATAATACTTACTCTTCCATTCTTCATCATTTGATATCCACTTATCTAATGGACAATCACCCCACTGATCTTTTATCTTATGAGGTAAATAACATCCACATTCTTTACATCCTTCCTCCGGTTCATCAAAGTGTTCACATGCCTGACAAATACTCCATCGTTCTTTTTGACAGTTCTTAGATGCATCAAAGAATATTTCTCTCTCTTTTAAGAAAAATTCATCCATAAATTTAAATACTAAATCATCTAACATAGTAAAATCTCATTGCACATTATATATCAACAATCCTACCCTTTACAGTATTGCTTGTATAACTTTTCATCACGGCATTCTTCTTTTGAATTGCAATTCCTGCAGAAGCACCACTTCCTCCAGATTGTCCCCAATCTCCACCACTCGTTCCAGAATTTCCACGGTTTCCTGTTGAAGTACCTCCACTACAACTATTTGAGTTTCCACTGTTTCCAGAATTTCCTGACAAACTTCCACTCTGATAACTGAATCCTCTGCCACGTCCTCCACTACCGCCATTTCCTCCATTACCTCCACCTAAATTATAACTGTTGGTTCGTACACAAAGAACATTCCAAGATGAAGAACACTGATAATTACCTCCCGGATAATCACCACTACCTCTTCTTGTTCCACCTCCACGACAACGATTTCTTATACCACTTTGATTTGCACTCACCCATCTTCCTCCACTTCTTGCTCTACGACATGTTTGCCCAGGTCTTGCATCACTTAAATTGGTTCCACTCCTAAATGGATTGTTCGCATTATAATAACTGGTACTACTACAACTTAAACTTGAACCACTATTTCCGGGATTTCCAGAAGCACCTCCACCACCTCCAGCATAAATTTGTCCGTAGGAATAAATCTCAACAGGTGAATTTGTTCTGGTATTGTTTACATACAGTGCATCTCCTCCTGCTCCAGATCCAATACTACCTCCCTCACCATAAATTTTTCCGGTCCCATCAACCTCAATTTCTAAATTATATAAATCACCTCCAAATGTAAGTGCATCTTTATTAATTTGATTTGCAAAGATAGTTCCTGTTACATCAAATTTCTTTAAAACATTACGATTTAAATTTCCATTCCATGTTGATGTATCACTATCAAAATATACCAGTTCCTCATTACTTCCACTCTGAGTGACATTATACTCCATGACAGTATTTCTTAATGCACTCACATTCCAATTATTTTTGGAACCAATGTCTTGATTTTCTGTTGCATCAGGAATTTTTGGTTCAATTTTTGATGCATTAGGACCGTCCCAATCTACATTATCACCATCATTTCTTCTATAAAGTGAGGCACGGATATTTGTAGTATTTCCTCCAAACTCATCTTTAATTTGAGAAAAAGATATAGGACCCGAAGAACCTGTAAGTTTTTCAACTTTACTAATATTGACTGCCATGGATATGGTAAACTACTTTTTTATATTTATTGTGGTGAATACTTAATTGCAACCGTGAACCTATGATTATTCCGAAATGATGTCGCACGATGTAATATCTTACCATCAAACATCACCAATCGATTTGGCATCGGAACAATACCATAAATGTTATCGTCCACACAAAACTGTGTTTCTCCTCCCTCTTGCAAATTCCATTCACTATTCACATAATGTAAAAATGTTAATCCCTCTCCATCAGTATGAAAATATGGATTTTCATTCGGAGCAAAACAATTTATATAAATCCGATATAATTTCATGTCTGAAAGAAATGGACACTTATCCATTAACTTCTTACGAAATAACTTATATACAAATTCTGTTTCTGGTATGTTATGTATCATTCCAGTCACAATACCATCACCATTATCACTCTCACCATAATAATATGATGCATCTAAACAATAATTGCGAACAATCTCAAACTCTCTCTTTTCTAAAAAATTATCATCAAAATTAATCTTCATGTGTTTGTTCTCCGTATTGTTTTATCCAAATATTAAATGATATCGATATTCTTGGATTATCTGGTGTTGGATCAGATTTATTCACAAAATGTTCCAAATATGATGGGAACATTAATAAATCACCCTCACGAATCTGTGGCGACCATCTATCTCTATAATAATTTGAATCCATCTCTAATGTATTATATCTCATTTCATCTAACGGATCAACAAATACTACAGATTTATGAACCTCTGGATCAAATTTCAAATAATGAATACAAGAAAAATGTGTCCTTTTCATAAAAATGCTGGGAGATAAATGTGAGTGTTGCTCCTGAAATTCACCTTTTGAGTAGACATTTAACCAAATATCATCAAATTCAAATTCAACTGGTTTATCAAAAAACTTCGTTACATACTCACGATAATACTTGACAAATACACTATCTTTATGAAATAAAGATGAATTTATTTCGCCAGATTCAAATGTGGTAAAAAGATTATCTGTCAACCATCCACCAGGAACATTTAAATTTTTTCTTTTATAAAGATATTCAATTTTATCTAATGCATCATCTAAAATCAACACATTTTCACGTATATTTGTCTGAAAAATATGTATAGGAAATAATACTTTTTTATAATGATTCATAGATGCTCTTCCGACTTTTTACATAGGTAAGATCTTTCCACTGATGAGGATAACAACAAAGCAAAGTATGTATATACTTATGTTTCTCTTCTCTGGTATACTCACAATTAGGTTTAGGTCTTACTGCCGTCTCAATCGTAATATAGGCACTATCAACAAAGTATATCCATCCTTCATGTATAATACCATGATGATTCCATATTACATAATCATTGACCTTTGGGACATAACTCATGAGTACAATATTGCTTCTAATGGATTTAGGTTCTTTTTCATTGCACTATAAGGTGTTGTATCCTTAATTGATACTTCCTTACCTACCTTCTTTGAATTAATCGGTGCATAATACTTTCCCTTCTTTGATGAATAGAATCCCCATATTGATTTAGGTGGTGTATTTCTATAAGAAAACAAACCATGATTGATTATCCATATTGCATCATACCTTGCATTAAATGATTCAAATGAATAAGAAAAACCTTCGGGTGGTAGATGTGGGAAATCAATCATTGGACTCTTACAACCTTTAATCGTTTTGGACTTGTACCTTCATTTAATTCTGCATCATAATACTTCTTACATTCTTCTCTTGTTAATGGTCCCGTAATATCAGTCCATCCTGATGTTCCTTCTTCTTGGAGTTTATATAATTCTTCCATAGAGATTAAGTGCAGAATACCTCTATTATACCACTTTCATAATCATCCGCCAACTCTAACTTAGTCGCAGTAATAATCTTCTCCATAATCAAATGCCCATAGTCTTCATGAAATGATTCCTCATCAGATAACAACTCAAGGGCTTCTGCATCATTCTCTGCAATTAATGTAATTAACCCTCCATATTCTGATGATGGAAATGGCACCCAGTAATCAACAACATACAAATACCTTTTCATAAGAACTCCGCAGTAAAGTAATCAACAGTCAGTTCCATCTTGGCAGCAGTGTTTTCAATAAACTGATCCAATACTTCAGGAGCATCTTCTTTGACCACATTATACCATGAATACCATAACTCTGGATTTGTTTGTGGTGTCACTGGTGTGACTTTAGAAAGAGGGTTCAACATAAGATTCATAATTGAGTTCGACGTTTGATGTGTCTAGGGTAACATAATAATCATATAACCGATCATACAATGTATCAATACTACCCGATGATCGATTGATCTGTATCTCATCTCCGTTCTCTACTAATTCAAGTGCCTTGAGTATAATATCTAACTCATGCACATTTAGTTCAATATTAGTCTCAGTCTTCTTCATTCATTAACTCCTGATAATACAATCGGTTGTGATTTGAAATACAGTCCGGCAATTTGCATCATGTCAATTAACTTTGATTGTATCTCCTCTAATTGTTCTCCGTCCACATCATCATCCCAAAAATCTACAATCTCAAACTCATCAAAGTTTAATACTAACTTATCAAATGAGGCACGGAATAATTCACCCTCACTACAAACCGTATACATGCAATTGTGCTCCTCAACTGTTAGAAATACACCGGAAAAAGTTAGATCAGTCATTAGAAGTCAAGAGCAAGTTGTTCAAATTCAAGATGGTCACAACACGAATCATCATCGTGTAAATCAATCATGTCCGTATCTACATGACTAAAGAGTTTATCAAACAAGTCATTCACGAACTCTTGATTGGATTGTTGTTGATTCATAGTTCTCAAACAGTTTGGAATCACGATGGGACAAAAATAACAAATAAACACTGAGGACAAATGTAATACAAATGCCACTCAGTATATACTGAATTACTTTCATCAACCTACTGCCATAGGAGTATACTCTGAACGTGGCATTTTGTCAAGATTGAAGTCAGTTACCACCGCACCGTTAGCAATACGTTCTGACCACTCATTACGTGCCGTCAATGCAGTCACAGTCGAATATGACTTGAGACCATTAGAATTGAAGGTGACACGTTTCTGAAAACGTTTGACTGTTACGACCATTCCTTTGTCTTCATCTGCCTCGGCAATGAATGCCTCAGGAAAGAAATCAACAGTGGTGACGTTATTGGTGATTTGCATGGAAGGTGGTGTTCCCTTGATTACTTTGTAATTATAGCAGGTCTGTCCTGCTCTGTGGTCGGTTGGTGGACGGTTTGACAGGTGTCACACTCTATTCCTCATTTAACCACTGATCATATAGCCTTACTTCTTCCTCCCGTGCCTCAATTTCATGTGGTTGATCCCAATAATCATAATTCTCCACCGGTTCTTGACAATACCTCATTTTTCCATGATGAAACCGCAGAGAACCACCTACCCACTGTGCCAGATGAGTCAGTTCATGAAAAAGAGTTTTTATATACATTTCCTCAGACATACGTGCCTGAAGTTCAATCAAGAAGTGTCGTGGTCGATAATCATTACCAATCACATCACAATACCCAACAACACCATCACGTTTGAGACCTTTGTGTTCAATCTCTACCACAATTTTATGTCGTGGGAAAAATTCACTCAAAAACCAATGGGTAATATCCTCACACCGTTTTTGAGAATAACCGTATCCACTATGAAAGATGTAAGACATGTTCCCCAATGTAAAACCCAGATAAAAGATGATAAGAATAAAAGTTTTTCTTTAGCAGTCATCATTGTCAGTATCAAACATTAGAATGTAATTAATTCCGGCACCAACAATAGAACCGGCAACCCACCAAAGAATGAATGTCATTAGTAGTTCTCCACAAGTTTTTAGTATAATTTATAATGTTTCATGCTGGAGTGACACACCATTCATCTGTCGGAACCATTGTATTGATAATGTGCTCAACATTTTTGATTCCATAGACTACAACCTGTTGAGTTGAAGTGTAACCATTTTTCTTCTCACGTTTCCATGAGACAATCCATCGATCAGATGATGCTTTCATTGTTCAGTCTCAGAATCTTTTTCTTTACAAGTACAGACTTCAATCAGTGATTCTAATTTGTTCAATAGATTCTGATTCAATTCAGGATAATCACCATCTCCTCTACCCAGAAGGTAGACAAGATGCTTTATCTCATTCTTTGTTAGATTTACAATCATCCGTCGCACCATCCCATAACTTCACAACCTTCATCACTTAACATTTCTTCCTTAATACCATTTGCCTTACATACTTCCCAATCATCATAGGTGCAATCACGGAGATACTTTCCATCCTTATCATGCACTGAGGCATATTGTTGAATATAAAGATCCCACTTCAATCCTCTCTCTCTATATTCATCATAGTAATCATCATCTTTATAAAGATTCTCCCAATCAATGGGTTCTACATCCATTCCTCTCACTAATCCATACTTATCCACACATTCATCAGTCAACCACAAATAACCAGAGTGATTCTGATCCCAATTGTAATACTCACCATCAACCTCATCTAACATGTCAAGGTCAGATTGGTCCGTGAGATCGTATTCGTGTGCCATAATAATTCGGTGTTTAATGAAAAGATTTAGGAATAATCAACGAATGTAAAGATAAGAACCTGCCCAATCACAGTTCTCCAACACAAACTCACGTTCTTTGATGATTAGCAGATTGAAACGAACACCTTTTGCTGGTGCCTTGATGCTTGCGGGCTTGTATACTTCACCAGTCTTCTTATCAATGAAGGCATGAACTGATTCAGTCTGACCATCTACACACTGCATCACTTTGTGATACTTACGACCAGAAATCAGTGCATAAGAATAGTTGCGACCACTATTTGGATACTGACGTTGATGACTTTGTTGGAGAGCATCACAAAGCATGAGAGCATACTTAGTGACATTCAGTTGAATGGTGTTCTGAGCGTCTTTCTGAGCAACGTAGTCGGTGAAGGTGGCAGTCATGGTGGTTTCCTTGCTTACTTTGTTATTATAGGGCATCCTGAAGGAGTTTCAAGATGCCTTGTGACACTAGTTCAACTGTCAGTCGAACTGAGCTCCCAACCCATTGTATGGGTCGTAGGATTGTTGTGTTATCTCACGATCAATTTGTGGGATATAGGATGGTTGTGTTATGTCACGACTAATTTGTGGGATATAGGATGGTACATCACGACTAATTTGCGGAGCACGTCTTTCATCAGGTGAAATACTTGAGTATTGCCTTGATTGTTGTTGATTTTGATTAGATGGAATATTGGGAGGAACTTGTCTCGGTTGTTGTTGATTTTGATTTTGAGAATAAGTTGCCTCTCGTGTTTTATTCTGAACATTATTCAAAATATTATCAGAAAGTTTTACAATTCCATTGACTCCAACCGTTGAAAGAATAATACCAATAATGAGACCTGAACTGAATTTAAACATAATAATTAATTGTCATTGGTGAGAGAACCAGCAGGAATTTCCACAGGTTCTGGTGCTACCATGTCTTCAAACTGGTGCATGTCATAGGCAAACCAGTTACCATTACGGAAGATATAGGAGTATTCTTCACCATCAGAGAAAAACTCTTCCATATCTTTATCAAGACGTGGTGCATTATCTTCAAGAGATTCACCACGGGAAGTATAATACAGAGCACCAGACTCAGGCAGAGTTTCATTACTCCAACCGGCATTAGTCCAGGTGCATGACATATTACCACCGTCAATCAGTTCTTTTACTTTCTCAATGGTATCATAGTTGTCACGCAGAACACGACCATTGAACGCAGGATATCCATCATAGTGCGAATATACGCTGAGAATAGAACTATCTGCAAGTTCGATGCCGATGCGAGAACGGGTTCCCATGGTGCCTTTGCTTGATTACCTCTGTATTATAAGGCATAAAAAAGACCCTGTAAGGGTCAGTGTGACACTTCTCAAACTGTCTCAATCAGTCTTCATAAACTAGACATTCGGGTTCTGATGGGTTAGCATCACAAAATAGTTCTAGTGGTGAGGGATCGTGATGATCACCTGCTTCAATCTCTGACTTATGATGTTCAGCATATTCTTCCAATTCATGTAGTTCACCTTCAATGTGACGACGTTGATTGGGTGAGATCATAGGATTGTCAAGGATTTCTTTGTCCTTGGCGATGTGAGTTTCGATGTTTTCCATGTGTTACTGTTCTTATACTTTTATTTATTTTGACTTTTTGCCTTTTCTACCAAATAATGAGCAAGAGCTTCCATTCTTTCTGGGTGAATTGCACGTATATCTGCCTCCTTTAGGGCAATTTTCATGCTTTTTTCCTCCATTTCGGTCAATTTCTTGCCGTTTTTTGGTAAAGTCATAGATTTCTTGCGGTGTGTTGATATTCTAACATTAGAATTCAATATTATCTAGGAACTTAAGTTTTTATTCACATTTATTCATCAGCATCAAACCAAGAACCAAAGATGCCATTATCTCCGGGATTACGATTTTCAAGCTTATCAAGTATCACATCAGTATGGATAACTGATTCTATTTTACCAATCATTTCTGCAATAGTGCTGCAAACCATTGGTCTTTCTTGCCTTGCCGCAAATGCAAGTGCATTACGAAGTGATTGTTCTGCTTCTTTGAGTGATGCTTCGACTGATTCTGAGAGTGCCATAATTAGTTTTCTGTTGTTAGTGGTTCAATTTTTTCCATTTCATTCCATATCTTCTCAAAGTCGTCAAAACTCCATTCATCATAAGTTTCCGGAGAATCCCAAAAATTCTCCCAATCTTGTGGGGAATTTGTAACGTCTTTGATGTTACCCATTTAATCCATCCTTAATTGCTTGATTTACAATTTCTTGAATTTCCTTACTTGTCTTATCATTTAAGAACTTCCAATTAGGATCATCTTTGTCCCATTCAAGACTAAAGGTTCCGTCTTTATTCTGGTCTACTTTCAGACTGTCTTTCATTTTTCTTTAGTCGTTTTCTAAGCATTTTAGCATATGCTACTTCTTCTTGAGAATACCATTCAGGATGTTTTTTAGATCTTTTGATGATTTTTTTTGTTGCTTTTTTGTCGGATAAATCCACTTTAAGATTTGTTTAGATGTTTTAGGTATTTAACACTTTGGCATCCATATATTAAAGTTTACCACTAACTATACCATCATTTACCACTCTAGTGCTACCTTCTGGCCAACCTTCTTGCTCACACTTAAGGTGCCATCGTGTCATAATAGTCACATTTTCTTTAATGCCACCAGTGAGCATTTGACGACCTTGTTTAGTCATCGAAGAAAACAAACCGTAACGAGTTGCCCAAACATAGAAACACTCGTCAATAAGTTCGGCACCTTCTGGTATAATAACCTCTGATTGAGTATCAGTCTGAATCATTATTCTCTTCCGGTGGTTTTTTATTAAATCCAAAAGGTCCTACTTTAGTTTCAGATCTTTTCTTCATAACAACACCAGCAAGAGACTCCATAATTTTAAGGATGTCTTCTGCCTTAGCACCTTCACCAAGTTCTTTGGCAACATAGAAATACTTATCAAAGAACTCTTGACTGTGCTCTTTGTAATCTTCAACGGTAATTGGTTGGTCTTTCATTTTCCTCCTGTATCATAGTTTAGTTGATCATCTTGCTCTTTGAGTTTAGCAAGTCTCACTCTATCATGAAGTTGTTTGAGTGCCTCAGTAACCTCAGGAGTTTCTTCCCACTCCCAACTTTCACCACCCTTTCCAGTAAATTCTTTTTTAGTCATGGATTTAAAGTTTTGTATACAGCAGAGATGCTCATATGCCCGTGAATGTATCCTGCAAGGATTATAGCAAAGACGGACAGAAATATCAAGCCCATTGCGATTAGGTTAGGCAACGGTGAGATCATTAATTGTGTATTTGTTTTTTCTAAGTTTGTATCGTTTGATGTATGCTTGTCTGTGTTCATCACAATCAAAGTGGCAAATTCGATCTTCGTTTCCGTCCTTATACTCTAATCGATAAGGGAATGCTTTAAATGGATGCATTTCTTCAGGTGTTAGATTCTTTTTCTTGGGAGTTTTTGCTGAACTCTTTACCTTCGCTTTGCGAGTTGTAGTAGTCTTCTTTGCTGGCATTTTTCTCAATCATTTTTTCATGTTGTTGAGCACCTAAGTTGTCTAGAAAATCATTAATCATTTGAAACCTTTTGTTTCTTGTTTATCTATTACATCAATATGAGAGAGAAAAGATGATGGAGTATTCCACCAGACTGATTGTGCTTCTCCCCATGATTCTACTGTAAGAGACATACCATCAGTTTTTACGATTTTATAGTGATGTCGATCATAAGGTTCACTGGATGATTCTGTGAAAAATAGTGGGTCAGAAGGGTCAATTAAACTCATCGCATTTTCATAGTTTGGACTGTAACTTCTTGATGTCTTAGATACAATTTAATAAAGCATCTAGCCATTTCTTTCATTGTATCAAGATCTTCACAGTTCTCAATTTCTCTGGATAGTTTTTCATATTCAAAGAGTTTAGATGTGGTCTCTAATTGTATGCTATCTGGATCCATGTCTTTTAGATATTCTAAACTACTATTTACCCCAGAATCTTTCAGTTCAAAGCATACTGAGTTAAACCATCCCTCCTTATTGTAAAGTTTGATTTTCGTATGTTGAGAACGAACATCCACTTTTTCAATAATATATTCTTTACCAATTATAAGATAGGAAGTAGGATCATCATTATTTCCCCATCTTATCTGCTCTTGGGAGCATCCTGTATACTCTACAATATTATTCTTTTCCATTTGTAATCATGCGATCTATTGCGATTAAAGTATCATAAGGAATCCATGCAGGATTTTCATCATCAAACTGAACCTGAACTTCTTTCACACTCTTTTCTAAAAACTTAGAATAAGAAGTTCTGGTGTTTTTTACATAGGAGATTGGATTAATCATTTTATTTAAACAAAGGAAAGAGTGGGGGAGCAATATCATAGTATCCCATATTATACCAATAACAATCGATCAGTCTCAACTTCTCAGTAATTGTATTCTCTTTATTATGGGGATCGAGTGCCGTAAAATTCTCACAAATTCTCACAATCTCTTGTGGAACCTGTATTTTTGTCCATGTGTTAGGATCATCAACAAAAACTGGTATCATACTACAACCTGTTCCCATGCTTTCTTAAAGTTTTTATCCCAGTTTTCAGTATAAACTGGAAGGAAAGAGTTTAGTGCATAACAAATATCAACAATTTTCATTTGATTTTGTTCATCTACAGCCTCTTGCAATTCATCCAACATAAATTCTACTGTAGAAATTCGGGAAAATGATTGCTCAAGATTGTTCATGACTGTCCAAGTTTCATCGGGCATCAGGTTTCTCTTGTTTATACCCATATTCTATCACAATTTCCTTGTGTGTGCTCACTGTGTCTGATAAGGATCTCTTATGTATTTTGTAGTCATGACCTTCTTGTCCCAGTTCTTTTGCAAACTGATGCAATAAGTTCCAATTTAAGTTCTGATCCATTGCTTCAGTGCAACTTGTGTTATATTTAACACTATGGATTTCTTGGATCCATACCTAAACTTTCAAGATAGTCAATCCACCAATCAGCATCCTTCATATACTTCCAATTGGGGACTGATTTGCCTTGTTCTACAGTATAATACTCATATAAAGCATCATCTATAATCTGTGCGGTCTCCATATTCTTCTTCCTCCCCATCAACATCCGCATATGCATCTGCCACATATGGTCCGTGTGGTTTGTTGGATTCTGTTCGGACATAATTCTGTTCTTGATTAACAGCTGCAATCCATAATGAGAGTTTCATAATAATCCAAATTAATGCCAGAGGTAAAAAGCAAGCAATAAGGATTAATGGTTTCATACAAATATCCCATTCTCACTCATATATTGAAGTGTTTCTTTCATGCTACCAATATGCTGATAACCGATTGATACTTGAGGATATGTTGCCTCTGAACCAAATTCTGACTCAAATGCATTATCATCAAAGTCAACACCTAAAACATATTCATGAAAATCATTACCAAGAAATTTTATGAGAGATGCCATTCTCTCACACTCCTGACTTCCGTTGCTGTAAATTACTGCCTGCATTTTAATCTCTTTGCCTCCAATCGTCTCTTTTTTCATGATTAAACCAATCTACAATTTCATCAGCAGATCCAAATCCCGTTTTATATTCGGATGGGTCGGGATCACCTAACCCCATCCGATTAAGAAAATCATCCATACTACCTTCCTCAATGTTTTGTGAAGATTGTCTTCTTGCTTTTTTCAACATTTCATAGGCAGTTGTGTTTGCTTTCGCAAGTTTCTGTGCCCATACCATATCATCAAGTTTTACCTCTTCGTTATTTGCAATACATTTACAAATAAATTCTAACCGAAGACGGTATTTCGTAGACAGCATATTATTCTTTTGCCTCTAGATGTTTATTTATTTTTGCTCGCAACTCCTTTGCAAGCTTAAGATTTTTACGATACATGATATATTTTATCACAGGATTAGCAGGATTATTTTTTAACCACCACAATTCCTTTCTAATGTTTGTATTCACTAACTGAAGAACATAATCAAATGCTTTCGCAACATTTGAATCAATGACTATCACATATAAAATAACTCCAAATACCAAAAAAAGCACATATTGTGCTGTCATTGGTGAAACTCCTGATTTCTACGACTATCAAGATATTCTAAAATTTCTGCTCTCCATTCCATTAACTCAAAGAAACATTCTTGATTGTGAGCACATTTTCTGAGTTCATGGTCTGGTTTCAATACACTTTCATAAAAAAGTCCAAGTGCATCTTTGCGCTTTTGTTGTTTATCAGTCATAGAAATTGTTCAAGAGAAGAGGTTGCTTTCTTTTTGATTTTAGAATATTTTTTGATATAATCAAGTGCTTGTTTATACGTTTTTACACTATGCACTTGACTACCATTATGTATAATACAGAACCCTTTCTTCTTTCCTGCTAGTGGAACAGCAGCCCACATTCCATCTTTAGATACAAAACCGTCAGGATCTCCTGATTTTGGATTCAGGAGACTCTGATTACTTACATGAGGTTTGAGAAACTTGGTCATTAGAAGACGGCAGTAACACTCACAACTGTTGCTGTAGGATTACGTGCAAGGGCAGTTTTTTTTGCATCTTCATAGTCCCGTGCTTGTACGATCTCATCAAATACATTACCAGCAACATAGAGTTGAACTTTGCATTTCATGGTGGTGCTCCCTTGATTACCTTTGTATTATAGCAGAGTGGAGCAGGGTTTCTGCTCCTGGTGGACGGTTTCGGAACTGGTCAGAAGTCCAGATATCCTTCGATTGCTTTGTTGATAGCCTCAGACAGAAGTGCAGGAGGTTCAGTAACATCAAACTCACTCAGATCGCACTCATAATAGTCACCTAATTTCAGTTCAATCATGGCACCGTCAGCACCATCCTGATAGAGTGATCTTGCTTTCTCATCTTCAACAATCACCACACGACGTGCAGTAAGATCAATCACCATCATGTAATCAAAAGTTTTACTTTGACGAAAATCTTCTACAGTTTTAGTCTCACTCAGGAAAGATTTGACTTTGAATTTTTTTGTGGCATTAACATCTTTTCGTTTGTAGAATAAATTCTTACCCATCTTCAGTTCAATCTTTTCACCACCAAAGGTGAAATCATAACCAGTTTGATCCACACGAACCAGATCTGAAAACTTTGAAATTGCTTTTTCTACCGCAGTTGCACGGGCAAAGTTATCAGCATTGGAGGTAAATCCTTTATCATTGTAAAGAGAATCCACGACTCCAAAAACTTTACCCCATTGAACTTGAGTTTCGAGATGATCGATCAGGTGCATGGGAGTGTTCCTTGATTACCTTTGTATTATAGGGCAGAGTGGGGCAAAGTGGAGGGGCAGAGTGACAGTTTTAAGATTGTCTCTTCTTTCTCCACTCTCTCATATAGAGTGCATGGGCACTTACCTGCTCTTCTGGAAGGTATTTTCCCTTGTTCCAAGCACTTCTACCCTTTAGGGATTCTTTCATTGCTTGTAGGGTCTCTGAGGAGTGCTTACGACCATAAAAACTGTTATTCTCTCCAGTTCTCTTCTTACAATTTTCTTTATGCCTTTTGGTGCCAAAATATCCAGTATTTCCACCTGCTCCACCTTCACTTCTATTATGTAAAATACCACTTTTTATATCTTTTCTACCGAATACGGCAATCATATAAACTTCGTGCTTAAACGCGTCCTTTTCTGTTAGATTATTTTTGAGAATGAGTATTCTTTCTTTTGGTGGAACAGTGTGAAGTCCGTGTTTAACATACGATCTCCTACCCGTTCCTTTACCAACATAGTAGGGAGTTCCATCTTCACGCAAATATGCGTAAGTGTAATATTCATTCATTGTATGTCTGGGGTATGACAATAGTATTTATAAGAGGACTTACACAGCAAATTATCTCCCCAGACATACTGCTGATGCCTCCCATATATCTATCGTTTGACTACACTATCAAGCATCTCACCTTTCCCAAAGATAGTATCAACAACATTCTGCATACGTTTCTCCGTAGCAATACCAACCTGCGAATAAACAGGAACAACACAAAGTCCGTAGGTTTTATTAGGAGCAGTGCGAAGAACTCTTCCGATAGTTTGAGTCATCTCAATTACATCCATATTGCGGAGAAAAATAACAGACTCAAGACCATTAACAGAAATACCTTCACTCAAAATAGATCGATGGAGACAAACAAACTTCTTAGAGGGGTCTTTGCCCCAAGCATTCAGAGTATTAAAGAAAACCTCACGATTGACTTTTTGACCGTCAATAATCGCTCCTGTTTTTGAAGTGATATAAAGAAAAGAATAACCCATATCATTCAGTCGCATAGCAAAATCAGTTTGCGACATAAGATTAATAAGTTGTTTAGCACTCTTAACACAAACAAGAACTTTACTTGTGTTATTCTCTTCTAAAGTTTCTACAATATTGTTGCAGTCACGGTCGGCAGATATTTCATTTGCTTTAAGAACCTCAAACTTTTTTGCTTTGATTTGAGGAGGAAGAATATAACCACCATCAACCAGTTTGGTGGCAGGAACACGATAAATTACATCACCATATACCTCAGTATCATTCATACCGGGTTTAAAAATAGTTGCAGAAGTACGACGAGTAGCAGTGAAGAAGTAACACCGATCAGCATCAGCAGAAAAGTGCTCCGTAGCAGGGAAAAAGTTACGTTGGACTGAGTTATGTGCTTCATCAAAGTAAATCGTATTGACTTCGATGTCTGCTTCTACAAGACGATGTAGAGAGTGATATGTGGTAAAGATTACTACATTCTCACCAGCAGTTCTAGCAGTATTTACAAAAAGATTAATCTTTTCTGCTTTTGTTGTGGAGAAGTGTGAAGTCTCACCACTATGAACATGCATCACATGTGTGTGAGTTGTATCGATTACCTCAAGAAACTCACTACAAAGTTGCTCTGCAAGTAAAATACGGGGTGCTACAACAACAATAGTAGAACCATTATCAATATACTTTTGATTCTCAATAATATCGTGTATCATACACAAAGTCTTACCACCACCAGTAGGGATGATCAACTGACCTTTGTCATATGCCAGCATCTCATTCAGTGCTTTGCGTTGATGGGGTCTGAGAGTGATGGTCAAAGGTCTCCCTCGATTACCTTCTTATTATAGCAGAAAACCGTCCCCAGTGCGACCTGGTGGACGGTTCTTAATGTGTCTTATAGATTCCTCTTCAACCCTAACAAAGGTAGTCTACAGTAGTTTTAAAGTCTTGTCAAGTCCTTATACTTGAAGTATCATTACAGAGTAACTTCTACTTCCAGCACTAGAACTGAAAGTTATTTTGAATGAATTTGTTGCTTTATCTGCTTCTGGAACAGTAAAGGTTGATGTTCCTTGATTTGAAACTATTACAGTATAATTTGCAGATGGTAATGTATTACTAAATGTAAAATTGGCATCATTACCATCATTTGATACTGATAAGTTAAAAGTATCACTACTAACTATACTTCCACCATCAATAGTACTAAAAGCAACAACAGGACTTAAGTTTCTAAATGATGATGCAGTATTTCTGATTTGAACTGCATCTCTTGAGGAGTTATATACTAGTCCTCCAGGAACAAGTCCATTTGGAGTAACTTTCTTTGCTTGATCTCTTCCAGTATCAGTTGTACTCTGCCATAAATTGCTAACAGTAGATATCTCATCTTCCGTCAATGATGGTGGAATAAAATAACTATTCATTGTTGTAGAAGCAGCTCCTACATCAAATAAAGATCTTGCAAAATAAGTATTAACTCCAACTTTTGTTAGATACTTATCCGTATCATGATTAGTTGGAACCATACCTAGATTAGTTGATCCAAATCCAACTGCAGTTTTTCCAAGATTTGGAATAATTAATAAATTATCAACAATAAGAGATGCTGCACCAGTATCAACTTGGAAATTTCCATATGATAAAAATGGAACTGTAGGACCTAAATCGCTTGGAATCGTTCTGGGATCTGATGGAAGTGTTCCATCAGTATTAGTTGTGATGCCAAGAGATCCTCCACCAAGACCTCCTACTGTCGCATCACCATAAACAAATACATCCCCGGTAATTTGAACTTTTTGGGTTTGGTCACCTTGACTTACAAAATTATTTTTATTAGTTGTTCCTATACCAACACTACCTAAAACAAATAGGTCAGAATCTCCCCCTTCTTCACCACCTAATCCAATTATTACACTTTTACCTGCTCCTACTTGAACATTGTTTATACTTAAATCATTAAAAGTACTAATTCCAGTTAAAGTATTGAAATTTTGACTATCTGATACTGGTAATGCACTTCCATCACCTAAAGTGACTGTATTTCCACCAGTTCCCGTAACAGTTAAAATTCCACTAACCGTTCCGTTTCCAGTAATAAGAGCATCACCACCAACTTCTAAATTATTTTCTAATGCAGCACCATCACGATTAATACCAACTTTTCCATCATAAGTAACTTCAAATTGTTTTGTATTGTTATATTGAATATCAAAACTTTCTGTGTTTCCTACACCGGTTCCTTCGTGAAGATTGATACGAACTCCACCAGTATCATAGTTATTAATGTCTAAACGACCTGTTGCTGGATTATAAAGTAGTTGAGCACTACTATTACCAGCACTAACAGATTTACCAATACTTATAGATGAATCGTCTTCACTTGTAATAACAAGATTTGCGGGAGTTGGTCGATCAATTCTTATATCATTAAACGAACCTATACCAGTAACTGTGACATTTTCAATGTCAGCATCTGTAAGAGTGGCATTTGTAATTGTTCCTGTTCCTACTTTTAGGAAACTGCTTTCTAAGGTATTTGCAATAATACTTCCAGTTGTATTTGCATCAAAAGATGAAGATAGTGTAGTTACTAAATTTATATTAGAAGTTCCATCAAATTCTTGTGATACGTTTGATACTACATCACCAGTGATTTCAAATGTTGTTGTAGTTTCTAATTTACTTGCAACGGAGGAAATTCCAACAACATCTCCAGTTAAATTGCCGATTACATTACCAGTTACTGACCCAATAAAATTACCTGCGGCAGTAACATTACCACTTACAATAATGTTACCATTTGTCATTCCTATGCCAATTCCTGTGGCAGGGTTCTCTTCTATTTGTAAATTATATTCTGGATTAGTTGTTCCAATACCAATTGCTCTAAATGTATGTAATCCTACTCCTGCAACCCAACCAGTCGTTGAAATTGCAAAAATATTTTGAAGTAAAGAAGCATCCCCAACAAACTGTGTTGCCGTAATTATACCACTATTAGGATCTATATTGACTGATCCTACTTTAACATCACCATAAAAGTTTGATGTTTGTGCAACACCTAAGGTTGTTGTTGTTGTAAGTCCACTGATTTTCGCATTTCCAATCAAATCTAAAGATTCTGTAGGAATCGAAGTTCCGATTCCTACCAGTCCATTCGCATTTACGATAAAATTATCATTATCAACTTGAACACCATTCCTAAAATTAAATGACTTCCTAATATTTGCCATTATTATAAGCTTTAGAGTTATTTATCGGATAATTTTTGCTCAAGTGCATCAACCTTGTCGGAGAGTTCCTTGATTGCCTCTACAAGTAATGGAACTACCTTATGGTAATCAACTGCAAGGTATCCACTATCTCTTGTTATAACTGCTTCTGGAAGAACTTTTTCAATCTCTTGTGCAATCAGACCAACATCATGACCGTTCTTGTTAGACTTATCATTCCAATCAAATGTATTACCACTGATTGAAATTACTTTTGTTAAAGGATCATTAATTAAAGTAATATTATCCTTCAATCTTTCATCAGAAGTCCAGAATGCGGTAATATCATCAGTTACACTTAAAATACCGGTGATTGTAGTATTCCTTTGAATTTCAACAATGGATCCTTCTATAGAACTTAATTTAAGATTGCCTATAGTGGTGTCAATAGTATTATCATCAGTTTCGGCAATTTGAATATTGCCAAGTGTTGCACCAGTTCCTACTAAACTTGCAAAATTGGTAGACCCACTGACATTAATATCACCAGTAATACTTACACTACCTCCAACAAAAAGATCTTTAGCAATACTAACACCACCATCAATCACAACAGAACCATTTCCAACACCAACTGATTGTGTCGAATTAAGTATTCTTAATTTTCCGGGAAGTGATAAGGTATTTTTAATTCTTACTTCACCACCAAAAGTAACAGGTCCATCAAACTGCGAAAGAATTTGTCGAGAATCACCACCTTCAACAATGATTCTTTCCTTAACGGTAATTTCGTCAAAAATTGCACTCAATCTTGCTGGATCTTCACCAGCAACTGTTGGAATTGGAGTATCAAATGAAGTTTCCTCACCAGTCGAAGAAGACTTCTTAGTGTTACCAATATAGAAGTCACCTCTATTGTTCATACCAGTATAAACAACAATACCAGCAGATCTTTCTTGGGATTGTGTTAAGAACTCTTCTTTTTCTGTTAGGGTTCTTGTTTGAATTTGTGGTAAACCTGTTGAGTAGTTACCTGGACCATATCCAAGATATTCAAATGTATGTCCTGATGCACGAATAATTGATGGTCTACGGAACTCAACAGGGATTGCATTAATTTTTTTGACTAATGAAGTATCAGAGTGTATTCCCAGATTTGATGAGAAAACACCACGAAGAACGGTTAATTTATTTGTTCCTGTAAGTGTTGATGATGCAATCCTCATAATTTCATCATCAACTTGAACATATGTTCCAAGTGGGAACCTTTCAATAATTCCAATACCAGAAGGTGAACCAGATTTTGGATGCTCGACAGGAATTAATGTTGTAGTAAGACCAATATCATTTCCACTATTACTAATAATAAGGGAATCTCCGGCATAGAAACTTCTTTGTCTAATTGATATATTTTCTATACTTGAATCGGATATACCCGAATTAGATGAAAAATTATGCTTAAGTATAAACGCAGGACTTGTTAATTCTCCCGTAGTTTCTGCAGTAAATGTATTCACATTCACTTTAGATTTTACAAGATAATCTCCAAGATTGTTATTACTAGCATCAATTGCTCTAAATTTATTTCCGGCAACTAATCCGTGTGCAGATGAACAAGTAAAGGTTGTAATACCACTTAAAAATGTGGAAGAACTTACTGAAATTGAAGGTCCACTGGGAATGACAATATGATTTGCTAGTATATCCGGATCACCAGAAGTTTTAGCAATAGAAATTCTATTTGCAGTTGGAACACTAGTAATTCTATAATATGCATCAGAAACAGTTGAAATACCAGTAATCTGAACTACATCACCAATTGATGTTGTAATACCAGCAGTTAAAATACTGATAGCACCATCTTGATTACCACCTATCGCAGCATTATCAAAATAAAGATTACTTCCACCCGAATAACCAGATCCTGGTGCTTGAATTTGGAAAGATTGGATTGTACTACTGGCTACACTAACTATTGCTGTGGCACCATTCCAAGTTGAATATACATTGTTATTATAGAGTTTTACATTATAATATGTTCCATCAGTTCTTGTTCCTGATCCTGCAGTAAAAAGACTGGCAGTAGAAATACCACTAAATGCATGGTTTCTAGTAAATGTTACAGTCGAAATACCACCACTCTCTGGTAGAATAGAATCAACAATAAGACCACCACCAAGTTTTGTCATAAAAGAATCTGCTGATTCTCTTGTAATACTTCCTTTTAGATCACTTGTATAGACATCTCCAATTGGAGAAGAAAGTGCTTTTGATTTAGTTGATCCTGGATTATCATCTATATTATCCCTATCAAGTTGTGGATACAAATCGGTAACATTTTGTCCATATTTTAAATTTGTAAATTCCGTCTCAATTTTATTATCCGCTTTGAGTGCATATATGTGATAAACTCCATCTTGTTGACCGTCAATATACTCATAAATTACTTCATTACGATAAACATAGAAGTTACTTTGTAAATCATTTCTTTTAAATCTTGGTAGACTTATATTTCTGGTACTTGTGTCGTTATTGAATGATCCAGGATTGCCAGTAGAATTTGTATATGTGAATGACATATTATCTGCAGACACAGATGCAACAATAAATGTTCCATTGTATCCACTAATCGGAGAACCACTAGTATTATTAGTATCTGTTACATTAGTGATAATAACCTGATCACCAATATCAAGATTGTGTGGAAGTTCTGTAACTACAGTTGATGTATTTGTACTATGAGAACATGTCGAAATAAATCTTGGATTTCTATTATATTCAAAATCATTTAAACCAATTGTTGATAAAGTAAAATCCGTATTTTCTCTGGCACCAGTTGTGCTAGATTCTTGGATAATAAATCCAGATTCTGGTGTTTTTGCATTTGCAAGTTCTTTAGGAATAACAACTCTGAACTTATAGATTTTTTCATCTAAACTTCTATTATCTGGTGCTCTCCTTATAAAAGATGGATTTGTTTCTGCACCAATACCAGCAACACCTAAAGTATTTAAAGTGGAATAAATTCCATTTGTAGAGTTTACCGTAATATACCAACGACTTTGTATAGGATCAAATTGAACCGGACTACCAGCATCACCAGCAGATTTATCAGTAACCCTACTTATAACTCTAAGATTACTACCTCCATAAAAAGTGATAAAATTGCTATTATCAGCATCTGTCTTTGTTGATGCTAATTGAATTTTTAATCTATCAGCGGTATTTGTTGAATTAGCAAGAGAAATTACATAATAAGACTTATGAGGTTCAATGTTTTCTGGATAATCGGCAGAATCACTTAATACAATAATTTTTTCGCCGGTCTGCAATCCATTATTCAAACCAATGGATAATTTACTATTCTCAATAGAAAAAACATTAAATTCATTAAAGGATGATGTTACTCCATCCTGCATGTGAATAAGTGCTTCACTAGTTCCTGATCCAACATTTACAAATAATTTATCGTTTACTTTTGCTCCAATACGATATCCTTGAGTCAATATATTGGGAATGTTGTCTTCAGATTCAAATCCGAGAAGATATAATCGAGAAGAATTACCAACTGTAGTCGTAATTCCAACATCAATACTTAACCAATCAATATTTTCTTCTGCTTCATTTGTTGATCTTGGAGGAATAACATTTGTAATAAATGCCTTATTATCTTTTAAGAATGCTTCCTTTTTAAATCCATCTGCAACCAGAGATAATTGTCCAAAGTTGGAGTTTGAGTTAGTAATAGAGGCATCACCACCACTTTCAATAGAGAAGTGTTTATTGTAACCAATCGCAAAAACAGAAACAATTTGTAGAATCGCATCATTTGTAACACGAATATGAGTTTGTTCCCATCCTTGACGATAAATGGCATCAGTATCTAAATGATAAATTTGATTTGTATCTGTAGATGATGATCCATTCGATAAATCTGTACCAGATTGTTTGTTTATATTAATTCCAGCATATCCTCTAGAAGTTTTATCATACTTTACAAATGCACGATCATCTTTCTGAAGACTCACCCCAGTGAATTGAGCCACAACCATACTACGGAATCCAGATGCTTTACTTCCATCTGCCAACATTCCATTCATTCCGAAAACAGAACGTAATGAGATATTAAAGATATATGGAGATGCACCAGATACAGTATCAGTTTCAATTGTTACTTCTGCTCCAGATGCAGTTCCTGGTGTTGGAAGATTCTTTCTAAAAGTTGGGAGAAGGTATGTAAAAATTCTTGGATTTAAAATATCAACACTTTGAACTTTTGTGGAAATATTATAATCTGATGGAGAAACTCCACTAATTTTAATTGGTGTTCCTACAGTGAGACCATGATCAATTGTAGTTGTTACTGTAACCTGATTATTTGGTGTTCCTCCAGATCCAGCTTCAATCGCAGAAATTGAAATTGGATCTGTTGCAAATGCTCCAACAATTTCCCATTCTGCTCTTTGCTTTGCAAATCCATCAGGTTCTGTAGGGTACTTACTGTCAATATTTCTGTTTGGACTTCCTGATGCCGTATTATATGCGTTTGAAAGTTTCGCATAATACATATCAAGGTCGGTTAAATCATAACCACTTACTAGATTCACACCATCAGCATACTCAAAACAAGTCAGTTTATGGTGAGAGAAAATTGGTTTTGATTTATTATTTACTGAAAAATCTGATGGATCGGTGTAAACAGTTCCATTTTCATTTCCATCAAATAAAGAAAACTGCCAGAAATAGCAAGTACCAGTAATTCTGAAAATGGCAGAATTCGATACATTAATATCAGTTGGGTTTGGAACATAAAGTGGGCGTATTTTAGTTTTTCTTAAATCTAAACCAACAATAGAAGTTCCACGAGGAACAATAACACCACCATTTACACTATTAAACTTATAAAGAACGTTATCTTCTTGTGTTAGATCGAAATTTGTGGCCAAATCTAAATCTAATATTGTTTGTGCTCCACTTTGCGTTCCACCGGGAGAAACAACCTGAGCTCCTCCACTTACATTCTTAATATAAAAACCTGGTCTATTATCAACAATGTGCTCACCAGGCATCAAAAGAATAGTAGTTTTTTCAATTAGATCATTACTATTTCCTTTTACATATGAAAATCTTGCCGATTCTATAATAGCTCTTTGAATCGTTTTAAATGGTCGAGCAAGTGAATTACCTTGATTATCAATACTATCAGTCGAGTCTAAATCTGATGGACTTACATATAGTATACGACCTTCAGTATTCTTAATGAAATTGTCAAGCTTATTGAGTGGCATCTTATTACGATTTCTAGGACATTTCTATATTTTATTTATCCTAGTAAATCCTCCTCTCCATTATAAAACTTTTGTATCTCCTCTGGTAAGTTTTCAGGATTTAATATCTCAATATCATCAAAGCAAGGATGGCATTGTTCCATTATCAAATAATTAGAACCTTTGTAAATATCTTCTACAGAATATTCTTTGTTATTGTCTGCTTCTTTTATTATTTCTCGATCATAAAAATAACCCACAGGTAAATCATCAAATGTAAATGGAATATCATTTAAGAAGAACATCTTGACTATTATCCTATAGTCATTATACCAACACTTCTTTGTGGTTACTGCATAAGACATAATATTATTCTTTCTTTTATTTATTTTCACAAAAAAAGGTTCCCGCACCACCAGAAACCTTATGTTATTCACTCACCAAAAGAAAACCCTATCATATAATCATCATTTCTCGCAGAGTAACTTTACATCTAGTGGGGCTAACTCCTTCCCCTTCCAATACCCGTGGTCGGACTCGAACCGACACTGTATCGATTTTAAGTCGATTATCTCTGCCTTTGGATTACACGGGCAAGACATTACACTTATCCGTATGCTATGTGGGCATCACACCCAGTATACTGACAGTTTGTAATGGAGTAAGACACAATTTCCGTTGTGAATATCCAAGGGGGTTTACCCTCACCTACAGGGTTTCGGTATATCCGAACCGATGAGCACCTATGGTTGGAACGTCTCAAGTTCCTAATGCTTCCTGTGGGGATCGAACCCACCTTAGCCGAATTATGAGTTCGGAGCTTTCACCAGAGAGCTAAGGAAGCAGATACCCGTGGATGGATTTGAACCATCTCAAAGCCTCTAATCTGGAGGAAAAGGTTTATAAAACCTCTCTGACTACCAAGTCTCACGGGCTGATGATGAACTACTGAGCTTCGTT